GGACGACCGGCGACCACCTGGCGCTGCTGCCGGGCAAGCGCGGCGCCTGCAGCGTCGAGGCCGGGTGCGGCACGCACCGCGCGGCGCAACGGTTTGTGGCGGCAGAGGAGTTTCGCATGGCGACAGATGAAGAAATGGCGACACTGGCCCAAGCTTCCGGCATGATGGAGTGCCCCACCTGCGATGGTGAAGGAACATTCAAGGGCAACCCGTGTCCCACCTGCGACGGCGAGGGCGAGATTCCGATGAGCGAGAATCCGCGCATGAACCGCGACATCAGCCAGAAGATGCGCGACGAGATGAGCGGCTCGGACTTCGCCGGCAAGGGCGACTCGTTCCCGATCAAGGTGCCTGGCGACGTGCAGGCTGCCGCGCGGTCCATCGGCAGGGCGGGCGCGGACAACTACTCGACGGATCAGCTGAAGGCCAACATCATCAAGATCGCCCGTCGCAAGGGCCCGTCGTTCGTCGCGCAGCTGCCGGAGGCGTGGCAGAAGGACCTGAAGGCGGCCGAGGAGTTGGTCGGACTCCTCGGCAAGCGGAACTCCGCCAAGGACGTCGAGATCATCCAGAACGTGCACGACCACGCTGTCAGCCTCGGCGCTCGCTGCGACATGCAGAACATGAAGATGGCCGAGGCCAAGCCCGTCTACCTCTCGGCGAGCCTCATCGAGGACTCGCTCAACGAGCGGATGGACGACGTGCGTGAAGCCGTGCAGGCCGCGTATCCTGCGAACGTCGGGCAGATGGCCGCAAGCATGCCAGCGCCTTCCTATACCTACGTCGTGGCCGTCTACGACGACCACGTGATCATCAACACGGACGGCACGCTGTACTCCGTCGATTATACAGTCGGCAAGGACGGCGAGGTCGTACTCAGCGACAAGCAGACGGAGGTCAAGCAAGCGTACGTGGCCGCGAGCGCCGTGGAAGACAAGCCGACGACCATCGTCCTCGAAGGCGGCAAGTGGACGATCAAGAGCAAGGACCAACTGCGGCGCCTCGGCAGCCACGACACGAAGCAAGAAGCGGAAGAACACGAGCAAGCCATCGCGCGAAGCCTCGCGCGACTACGGGCCGAGCCACCGACGTGCTCGTGCCAGAAACACTAAGTTCACAGTAAAGGAGACAGAGCTATGGCCACCCCAGACAAGACGGCTCGTGCAGAACTCATCGCGGCGCTGGTGACGGATCGGTTCAGCGGCTTCAAGGACGGCGACGAGCCGTTGCTCGAGGCCTGCTCGGACTCGCGGCTCGAGGACTTCCGCACGGCGTCGGAAGCCCGCAAGGCGGAGGTCGGGTCGCACGCGCGGCTCGAGACCGAGCACCGCAACGTGTCGGCGCGGCTGAAGGTCGCCGAGGACCGCATCAAGGCCGGCGAGCAGACGCTGAGCGAGGAAGAGTTCATCGAGCGCGCGCCCGAGAACATCAAGCTCGTCCTTCAGGAGCACAAGGCGGCGGAAGACGCGTTCCGTGCGTCGATGATCTCGCAGCTGAAGGACTGCGGCGCGAACACCGAAGAAGAACTCAAGGCGAAGTCCACGGCGGACCTCAAGACGCTGTCGGCCTACGCGAGGATCGAGGTCCCGAACTTCAGCGGCAAAGGCGTCGCCGTCGAGCGCAGCGCCGAGGGCAAGACGAGCTACGCGCCGCCGAATTCGTACGCGGCGGGACTCAAGGCGTTGAAAGAGAAGAACCAGAAGGCGGCTCACTAAACCGACGGGTGACCGTCAAGGAGTAGCAGCATGTCAATCACGAGACTCGATCCAAACGTCATCTTTCTTGGAGGGGACCGCACGCAGATCAACGACGTCGCGTGCTCCATCGCCATCACGCCTGGGATGCTCGTCGAGCGGTTCAACAACGCGGGCATCACGCGCTGGAGGCCCGCCACGACCAACGGGCTGGCCGGCCCGGCCGCCGTTGCAACGGATCACGCGATGGCCAACAAGGGCGTCAACGACGTCTACAACATCAACGACCTGGTGGAGGTCTCGATCCTCCACAAGGGCGCGACGGCGTGGATGTTCCTGGCGTCCGGTTCCGGCAACGTCGTGTACGGGGACTTCCTCGGAGACAACGGCTCGTCCACGGCGGGGACGTTGAAGCTGTCGCCGACCGTGCCGCGGTTCGTCGCGCTCGAAGCGAAGAGCAACATCAATACGTTGACGAGAATCCGCGTCGAGGCCATCTAAGAGGCGTGAGCCTCGATAAGGAGAATGCGATGTCAAAGGAAATGAGATACCTGACGGAGCTTGACGCGAGCGGCAATTTCGGGAGGAAGAACAACCCGCTCGCTGGCGTCATCATGAAGGCGCTGCAGGAGTCTGGCGGATGGGACATCGAAGCCATGCGCCGGCCAGGGTTTCGACTGATGGAACAGGCGGCGGGCGAGATGGGAGCATTCCGCACCCTGGCTCCGTTGCAGGACAAGGCGCAGGTCGCCATCGACAACGCGGTCGTAGAAGTCGGGCTGCAGCGCCTGACGTTCGCGGCCGACATCATGGCGGCGGGCCTGACCTACCCGTTGACGGACCCACTCAGCATCGCGCAGCTGGAGTGGAGCTCGATCAACAAGATCGGTGCAGCGCAGAGGACGATGTCGCCTTCGGCACGCGGTGAGAACAAGATGCCGAACGTCATCCCCAACCGCTTGCCGATCTACCTCACGACGGACCAGTTCGAGATCGACATCCGCACGCTGAAGACGTCTCAGCGCGTCGGCACGCCGCTCGATACCACCATCGTGAAGCAGTGCACGCGGGCCGTGAACGAAGCCATCGAGGACGCGGCCATCAACGGCGCGACGACCCTGGACGGCCAGAACCTGGTCGACTCGGGGTACACGGCGCCGGGACTGCTCAACGCGCCGAACGCGGCCACGCAGACCCTGACGGCGGCGGCCTGGACGTCGGTCCCGGTCGGCTCGACGGTGTTCAGCGAGGTGATGTCGATGATCACCAAGCTGCAGGCGAACAAGAAGTTCGGACCGTACCGCCTCTACGTCGGCACGCAGATCGGCAACGCGATGGCCAACGACTACAACGCGACGAACAACGCGCAGGGCCTGACGATCGGTCAGCGCCTCCTGCAGATTGACTCGTTGGAGGCCATCCGGGTGGCGGACCTGATGCCAGCGGGCAACGGCGCGGTGCCGTCCATCGGCAACAAGGTTGCGCTCGTGCAGATGACGCACGACGTGATCGACATGGTCGTCGGCCAGCCGCCGACGGTCATTCCGTGGACCTCGCTGGACGGCTTCACGATTCACAACCTCGTGATGGCCATCATGATCCCTCGGGTCCGTTCGGACCAGACGGGTCAGAGCGGGATCTGCATCGGGACGACGGCGTAATTGTTGACCTGAGTCGCGCCATGTGACATCCCGTGGCGCGGCCTTCCAAAGGACGTATGAACACAGTCGAGCGGCGCGAGCAGGAACTCTATGGGGCTGTCTGGGAGTCTATCGACGCATACGACAACAACTCGCCGGGCGTGGCCTACAACAAGATATTTCGAGAGATCGTGCAGGGATCTGGTTCTGTACTGGACGCGGGCTGTGGCGCCGGGCGAGCCGGGCTGCTGTTGCAAGACTTTGGCTATCGCGTCCAGTGGTGCGACTTCGTGTCCGAAGGACTCAACGCGAGGGTGCCGCTGAAGTCATTCACGAAGGTCGCCCTGTGGAGCGACCTCCAGCGGCAGATTGGGTTCGTCGACTACGTCTACTGCTGCGACGTGCTGGAGCACATTCCCACCGAGCTGACGATGCTGGCCCTGTATCAGATGATGCGCATCGCGCGGCGCGGCCTGTTTCTGACCGTCTCGACGGTGCCGGACAACTTCGGGCAGTGGGTCGGCGAGCCACTGCACAAGACGGTGCAGCCGTTCACGTGGTGGCGAGACCGGCTGCGGATGCTGGGCACGACGGTCGAGGCGCGCGACATGCTCATTTCAGCCCTCTTCTACGTGGAGCCTTTGCATGCTGAACGCTAAGGATACGGTCGACGTCGAGGCGCTTCAGGTGCTAGACTACGCGAATCCCGTCGTCGAGCACGCGATGAAGCACGGCACGGTGAACGTGACGGACGAGGTCATCCTCGCGAACGTTCGGTCATCGATCCGGCGGGGCTATCCGCAGTTGCGGCCCTTTCCACCACAACCGGACGTCGTCTGTATCGTCGGCTCCGGGCCGTCGCTGAACGCGACGCTTCCAGAGTTGACGGAACTCTATTTTCAGGGGGCGAAGATCGTCACGCTCAACGGGGCGTACCACTGGTGCATCGAGCACAACCTTCGGCCGTCGACGCAGATCGTGCTCGACGCGCGGGCGTCGAACGCGCGGTTCCTCAATCCGCCGATCCCGCGTTGCCGGTATGCGATCGCGTCGCAGTGCGCGCCCGAGGTATGGGACGCCGTCGAGGGACGTGACGACGTATGGATCTTTCACGCGGCCAGCGCGGTCGAGAACCCAGCGACGTCGCTGCTGGACGAGTTCTACGCCGGACAGTGGTTTGGAGTTGGGGGAGGTGTGACCGTCGCGACGCGCGCACTCTACCTCTTGTCGATGTGCGGGTGGCGGCGGTTTCATCTGTTTGGCATCGACTCCTGTTGGACCGGCGGCGAGCACCACGCGTTCGCGCAGCCGGAAAACCAAAAGGACCAGCGGTTCACGATTGTCGTCGACGATCCCGCGGTGCCGGGGTCCGCGAAGAAGTTCACGCTGTCTCCGTGGCACCTCAAGCAGGTGGAGGACTTTCTCGCCATCATGCGCGTCAGCGGCGATCATTTTCTCTTGTCCATTCACGGGGAGGGCATCCTCGCATACCTGATGACGATTGGCGCAGGTGCCAATTTGACGATTACCGAGCAGGCGTAAAGGAGATTCATTATGGCAGCACAGGCATGGCACCTCTACAACCTCGCCAAGAAGAAAATTGGCAACGCGACGCTCAACCTCTCGCTCACGGTGTTCCGCATTACGTTGCACCAGAGCGCGAGCAACTTCGCGACGCTGACGCTGGGCACGTACGTGTCGCTGACGTCGGAAGTTGGCTCAGGCAACGGCTATAGCTCGTCGGGCAAGGCGCTGACGACCGAGGCCTGGACGGTGGGCGCGAACGCCAGCGCGTACAAGTTCGACGCCGACGACCCGCTGTGGACGGCGACGGGCGGCACGATCCCGAACATCAAGGGCGCGGTCATCTGGTTGTCGGCCGCCGCGACGGCGAACCGCCACTTGGTCTGCCGCGCGTCGTTGACCTCCACGCAGTTCACGCTGGGCATCGGCAATACGCTGACGCTTCAGATGAACTCGGGTGGCATCTTCACGATGTCGTAGGGCTATGACATACGCATGTCGCTATTGTTGGAGAGTATTCGGCGGCCCGAATACAAGGCGTGCATGCGAGATGGAGCATGATCGGTGGCGTCGGTTCATGCACATATGGTCCAAAGCCATCGGACGTTTATGAGTAGCATCATCATTCCGGGACCCTCACTTCTGTACGTGAAGTGGGGGTGCCGGCGCTGCGGACATCGGGACGGCATCGCGCGGACGACCGTGCCGCTCGTCGACGGGATGACGGAGCAGTCGGCCATCGTGCAGCAACTGCTCGTCGCGCTGCGCAAGAGGCTCGTGCGGAAGCACATGCGCGTCAGTGGGTGCATCGCGACGATGGACGACTTCATCCTCGAATCGACCGTGCCGAACGGCAAGCTGCTGGCGAAGAAGGTGTAGATGTCCTATACGTTGCACGTCAGGCTCATCGACAAACAGAATCAGCTGCTCGGCTGGACGCAGGTGTCCGCGCGGGCGCGTGGCGACGGGCAGCTGTGGACAGACGAGCCTGTGCTGGCGGCCGTCGAGGTCGCTGGCATGCTTGATGTCATCTCGGTGCACTGGGTCGACGTGAACGTCGAGATACGAGCGGGCGTGCCAGAACCGGTGCACTTGGCGCCGGGTAAGATTTTCCTCATCTTCGAAGCGGGGCCAATCTTTCGCGTCGGCCCACAGGCTGGCGGGCTGCCGCCGATCGTCTTGAATACACCGGTGCGCGTCTCGCTGCCGTTGGGCGGCGCGACGCTGAGCGGGGTGCCGCTATGAAGTGGTTTATGTTGGCCATCGTGCTGGTGGCTCAGGGCACGCTGATCAAGAACGAGAACGATACGCCTTCGCCGCCGTCCTTGCAGGATCTGTATCTCGCTTTGGCAGATGCCGGTGCTGCCAACGGGTCGAGCTGCGCGAATGCGCACGTCTACACGTGGTTCAATACCTCTGGAAACTGGGCTGGTTCATTTACAGTCGGGAAAGTCTCACCAGACACAGCCGTACATCTCTGCGGCACGTTCACGGGCGGCAACGCGACGACCTTTCTGACCGCTCAAGGAAGCGGAACGAGTGGGCATCCGATCACGGTGGTGTTTGAGTCTGGGGCCGTGATGCGCCCAAACTACTGTAACGCGAACGGCTGCATCGACCTGAATGGTAAGTCGTACCTCGTCATCAGTGGCGGCAGCACGCCGTGTGGTGCCGTGACGAAGTGGACGACAACCGCGTGTAATGGGCAGATCGAGAATTATGCTATCGGCTCGACCTCACTGACGTGCCCGAACGGAAGCACGTGTTCGGCGCTGGCGGGGTCTATCAAGACGGTCGGCGTGGGGAGCAACACCGGGGACCCCTCGCACATCGAAGTCAAGAACATCAAGCTCGGGCCGTTTTATACTCGCAATACGTCGGACCATACGGACGGCGGACAGTCGGCGTATGGGATTGGCCTGTTCGGTGGCACGCTCGCGCAGGACATCACGCTGGACTATTCAGTCTGCGTCAGCGTGGCGAAGTGCTTCCTCGTCAGCCTTGGCAGTGCGTCCAGCACAGTGTCTGGCTACGTGATGCACCACGTCAACTCCAGTGACCAGTGCTGGGCGATGGGCGTCGGCGCAAACTCCACGACCCTGAACGTCGCTGGCCTCTTGTTTCACGACAATGAAGTGAGCAATTGGGCGGCGTTCGCGGCTGGCAACGCGACGGGCGGAGAAGACTGCCATGCGAACGGTACGATGTGGTTCAACGGCGACGGCGGGACCATTCATACGACAACGGGATTCATTGGCGACAGCGCGAGCGGCAGCTATAACAACTACCTGCACGGGGATCTGGATGGTGGGTATTCAGGAGCGAGTGCATCAGGGTTCTTGAGCTGTCAAGATAATTGCATCAGCGTCTACTTCGTGAACAACGTGATCGTGGATACGTGCACGCTCAGCGCGTGCGGTGGCCCGTTCTACTTCAATGGCGCTGGTGGAGGCGGGCAGCGAGTTATCAACAACACCGTGGTGGCGACAGGTATCCCCAACTGCGTTCTTGTCACAGGCACAACGGGACCGACGGTCATCAAGAACAACATCTGTTCGACGGTTGCGAACTTCATCGGCATCCTTCAGAGCACGCTGACTGGCTGGACGACGTCGGACTATAACGACGTCTATAACCTGACAAACCCGTCGAACTGGGTCTGCCAGAATACAGCGACGTGCAACAGCCTCGCCACGGAACAGGGCGCGGGCCGTGATGTGCACAGCTTTACGACGAACCCTAACTTGACGGCAGACTATCACCTCAACGCGGGCTCGCCCGCGATTGGCACGGGCGTTAACCTGACGAGCCTCGGCATCACGGCGCTGAACAGCGACGTGGATGGGGTCGCGCGACCGGCCAGCGCTCCGTGGGATATTGGCGCTTCGCAGTACTCGACCCTGTTCTGTTCGGGCACCTGCTTCTATGTACGTTCCCTGTCCGCGTGTGCGAACAATGGCAATGGGACGTCGGCGAGCTGTGCAGCATCCCCTGGTGGCGCGGGCGCGTGGCGTGGGTTTGCTAACGTCTCATGGGGATCGGTGACAGGAGACACGACACTGAACCTCGTCGGCGGCGACACATACACGACGGGCCTCGTCACGGGTTCGTCTGGGACATCAGGACATCCTGTCAACATATCCGTGGTGACGGGCACGAGCAATACGGCGACGATCGACCTAGGGAATACGGTTGGATCGATTGGGTTTCGGTTTAACGATAACTATGTGACGTTTGATGGCCGCATAGGGTGGGCAGCAACAGGAACGACCACTTACGGCATTCGGGTGATCAACATTGCCTCTGATAGTGGGACCAGTTCCTACTGCGGATATGCCGACAGTGTGCACCATGACATCATGCTCCACGTCGAGTGCAGCGGACATACTCAGGATTCGCACGATGACGTCGGCGGAGGCGTCTACTTCCACACGGTGGCGGTCGAAGCCAGCAACGGGTTCGAGCTGGGCTATGGGTGGGTCCATAGTGACATTCCGCCGGTCGTAATCACGAACATCACGGAGTCGGGCACGACGGCGACGGTGACGACGGCGACGGCGCATGGGTTCCCCGGAGCGGGCACGTATTATGTTGGCGTGAAGGATCCAAGCCTTGGTGGCCCCTGTTCGCCTGCTGGTAGCATTAACACCTGCCCTGGCTATGAAGGCACGCGCTGGATTGCGACGACGACCAGCCCGACAACGTTCACGTATTCCATCGGGCGCACAATCGACGGCGCCCACGACACCATTCCGAGTGGACTTGGTACGTCGACAGGTGGACTGGCAATCTATCACTGGGACGCCAATGGCGCCTACGTCACAACACACTCGACGAGCACGACGTTCAACGTCGGCAAGGTGCATGATACGCTCGTGGAGAACATCTTCCATGACGGCCTGAAGGGCGGCGCGAACCTCTCGATCTACAACAACGTGATCAAGCACGTCGAGGGGTCGGGCCATTCCGATTCGCTGCTGATTCAGTCCGGTGGCTATTCGCAGATTTACAACAACTACGTCGAGAAGTCTGCGGACCAGAACATCTACCTCGACAACCTCTACGATGCACCCTGTGCGCACCTTCGCGTCTACAACAACATCCTGAACAGCAACCTGGGGTTCGGGATCATCATCGACCCGGAAGGCGCAGCAGGCTCACCTCCGGCGTCGGCCAGCGGGTGCAGCGGCAGCAGTCCCTCGGCGTGGGACGACTTGGTGATCGCGAACAACACGTTCGTGTCGGCATCAAGCTCGCACATTCGCAAGGGGCGCAGCAACCCGATTACGAACCTTGTCATCCTGAACAACATCTTTGGTGGCGGTCAGGTAGGTGGAGATACGCTGACTGAGTTGTTCAACGGCTCGGCGGCATCATTCTTGAACTCGACGGCATGGGATTATGATCTGAACAACGCTGCATCAGGCGACGCGATCAGCAACTGGTCTGGGTCGAACCAGACGCTCGCGCAATTGCAGGCGTTGTCACCGTCACGCGAAGCGCACGGAACACTCGGTACGGCGACGTTCGTGAACGCGGGAGCTCACGATTATCATCTGTCGCCGAGCGATACGGCGGCGAAAGGGACAGGGGTGGACGTGACGGCCACGTATCCCTATCTGGCGGCGGACAAGGACGGCCTCACGCGGGCGTCACCGCCAAACCGAGGGGCATACTGACATGGCATTCAGTCACGTTTCTGGTCAGGGAGCTGAAGCTGACCTGGCTGCAGGCACCGTGATCCTGACCCTACCTAATGCCCCTGCAGTCGGAAACCTCGTGCTGGTGGGCATCGGCTGGTATGACGGCACAAACACTAGCTCAGTCCCGACCGTGCAAGATGGAAATGGCAATACGTATACCGTCGTCCCAGCGCATGCGGAAACGTTTAGTACCGTAGCTGGCTCAGCCTACCTTGCCTATTGGGTAGCGACCGGCACGCCGCATAAAACTATCACGGTTTCTTTTCCAATCAACGCGGCCGTCGCCGCTGAAGCATTCATCGATGAATTCAGCGCGGGTGGCGCTGGAACGATCAGCTTGTCGAGCGGTTCAGATACTGCGGGCACTGGGACGGCAGGAACTTCAATCAACACGCCGACTGTTCCAGTGGGTGCGGCCGGGACGCTGGTGTACTTCGTGACAGCATCTGGGTCACAGGTTACTGGTTATGGTGGCGCTTTTACAGCAGGAGGCGGAGCACCTACGTTGCCGACGGCGATGGGCATGGGCGTGTGTTATGCCCTCAGTCAATCGTCGAACACTACCAACGACATGACGCAAGCCGTGAACAGCGAGGAACACTGGGATAGCGTGGGAGCTGCATTCATCATTTCGGCAGGCGGTGGCGGCACTCCGGCACGCATCATCATTACGCCCACATAAATGGCTGTCGCCTACGATACATCGGTCGAGACCCCCACCGGGACGACGTTCACCGCGAGCGTCGCGACGATGGACATCTCCATCACGCCGTCGTCGAGCGTGAAGGGGCTGCTGGTCTTCGTCTTCACGAACGGCGTCACGACGGACGACGCGACGAGCGTCAAGATCAATCCCGCGGGCGCGAACATCGACGTCCCTGCGGTGGCGAGCGGTCGGGCGGTCGACACGGCGACGGAGCCGGGCAGTTGCAAGACGTACTTCCTTGGTCAGGGGCTGCCTGCTGGTGGCTCGGCGTGGACGGTCCGCCTCAACCGCACGAACAACACGGACGGCATGTACATGGTGGCCGTCACGGTCATCGCGAACAACAACACCGAGGTGACGGGCGTCTCGCTCGCGCAAGAGAATGGTGCGGTCGCCGAGGTCGCGACCGACGACGGGTCGAACGGCGTCGATTCGGTCCGCTTCGCCGGGACGTACTACGGCGGCACGAGCATCACGGCGGGTACCGCCTCGACTGTCATCCAGTCGCTGCTCGCGTCGGCGACGGCGTGCGGCGTGGTGCGCGAGACGACGGCGGGACAGGGCTCGCGGAACGTCGGCTTCAACATGTCGACGGACGACAGGGCGGCCGTGTATCTGGCCGTACGCGAGATGGTCAAGACCGTCGCGGTTCCGTTGGGCGGATACGTTGCGGCTGGTCTGACGACCGCCCTCGCCTATACCAAGGCGATGGTCCTCGGCGGCATCGTCCTCGCGGGCGCGAAGCCTGCGGTCGCGTTCATCGGCCCTGAGATCGGGGCCGTCACGTATACGGGGCTGGCACCAACGGTCAACGTTGGGACTGGCGGCGCGACGACGATCGCCATGCCATTGGGGTCAGTAGCCTATGCTGGGCTGACTCCCAACCTGGCGTACGTGCGGTCGCTTCCGCTTGGGTCGGTCACCTACGCGGGGCTCCAATCCAATTTAGCGTACGTCCGGGCGTTGCCGCTTGGCGCGGCGACGTACGCAGGACTTACACCCAACTTGGCGTACGTCCGTGCGCTGCCGTTGGGTGCCGTGACCTATGCAGGCTTGGCGCCAACGGCGGGCGGCACGGTTACCATTTCGCTTCCGCTTGGTGCGGTCACGTATGCCGGGCTGGCGCCATCGACGGGTGGTGCCGTAACAATTGCGCTCCCACTTGGGTCGGTTGCTTATACGGGCCTCAGCCCGTCGCTCGCCTACGTCAGTACGCTGCCACTGGGCGCAGTTACCTATGCGGGGCTGACGCCGAACATTGCGCTTGTTCGTGCTCTACCCTTAGGTGCCGTGACCTATGCAGGGCTGACGCCGAGCCTCGCCTACGTGCGTACGCTGCCGCTGGGCAGCTTGACGTTGACCGGACTGACACCAGCCCTCAGCGTGGCCTCTTCTGGCACGATCGTCATGCCGTTGGGAGCGCTGTCGGTCGCGGGCCTGAAGCCAGCCATCGCGTTCCTCGGGCCATCGACGGGCGCGGTCGCCTATACGGGACTGGCGCCGACGGTCAGTATCGGCGGTGCTGGCGGCACGACGATTGCCATTCCACTTGGTTCCGTCACGTACACGGGCCTGACGCCGACGCGGGTGGTCAGTGGCACGGTGACGATTGCCATTCCAGCTGGCTCCATCGTCCTAACGGGCAACTACGTCGGCATCGCGTTCATCATTCCTCCGCCGGGACAGGTCACGTATACCGGCTTGGCGCCGACGGTCGTCATCGGGAATACGGGCACGACGATTGCCATTCCGATAGGCACCGTCACCTACACAGGGAAGACGCCGAACCTCGCGCGGACGATCTTCCCCGGCCTCGGCGCGGCGACCTACACAGGGCTGACGCCGAACCTCGCCTTCGTCCGTACACTGCCGCTCGGCGCGGTCACCTATACCGGCCTGACGCCCACCGTCTCAGCAGGGGTGATGGTCGCGCTGCCGCTTGGCACGGTCACGTACACGGGCCTGACGCCGATCCGCGGCGGCTCGACGAACGTCGCGCTGCCGCTCGGGTCGGTGACATACGCAGGCCTCACGCCATCGCTGGCGCGCGTGATTACCCTGCCGCTTGGCGCGGTGACGTGGACTGGCCTGACGCCGATCGCTGGCGGCACGATGACCATCCCGGTGCCCCTCGGCGGCGTCGTGCTGCAGGGACAGACGCCCTCGACGGGTGGCCCGGTCATTTCGGTTCCGCCTCGAGCGGTAGCCCTCACTGGCCTGTTGCCGACCCTGGCCAGAGCGATCCTGATGCCGGTCGGCACGGTGGTGCTGACGGGCAAGCAGGTGGCGGTCGGCGGCCCGGTCCTGCTCGCGATGCCGCGTGGCTCGGTGACGTACACCGGCTACGTGATCGACATCACGGCCCCGATTGGCCATCAGGTGTTCCCTGGCGGCTTGGACGTGTTCCCGATCGGCATTCCCGGCGGCACAGATTATGATGCCGCTGGCTACCCGGCCGGAACGACGGCCCTCGCCACGCTAACAGGTGGCCTAAGCGACCTGACGCCGAGCATCGTCGCCGGGACGAGTGCCCTCGCCTCCGCATCGGCAGGGTTGGGCGTCATCATGCCGAACGCGGTTGGCAATGCCGCAGGCGGCGTCGATGTGTTTGCGACCGCTACCGCTGGACTCGATGATGTGCGATAGGAGACTGACATGGCCGTAGGCACGACACCGCTGACGTTCTATCAGGGTGAGAACATCGCACCCCGTTTCACCATCAACGATTCGCGCGTGACCGATGTCACGGGGTGGACGGTGACCTTCGTCATCAAGGACACGCCAGCGGAGGTTGACCCGCCGCTCGTCTCGGCGAGCGCGGCCGTGATCGGCGGCTCGCCGTCGTTGGTCCTTGAGGTCGCCACGCTCCTGCCGCTGACGCTGCATCCCGGCACGTACGTCTACAGCTTGCGGCGGACGAACGTCGGCTTCGACTGGCAGTTGGCGCAAGGGACGTTGACCATCCTTGACTCTGCGTCCAAGGACAACATCTAATGGTCGCCGTCAAGCCGGGTGACAGCGTCACGCAGAACCGCGGCGACACCGTGGTCTACCAGCTGAAGTTCGCCGACTGGAGCGCGGACCTCGAGCGCCCGGACAACAAGAACGCCAGGATCGCGCTGAAGGTCCTGACGGGCGAGCCGCTGAACCTCAAGGTCCTCCCCTACGCGCCTGGCAGTCAGCTGCAGGAGGTCCGCATCTCTGGCGGCGGCAAGAAGCGCGGCGACTACCAGGTGACGCGGACGGTGAAGTCGAACGAAGAAGTACGCGTACGGAGCTTCTCATTGAAGGTGATGCCCTAATGGTGACGATCATCGCCACGCCAGGAGCAAGTAACGCTAACAGCTACATCACTGAGGTCGAAGCGGATGCCTACTTCGACGCGCGCCTGCCGCTCGTCCCGCCGTGGTCGGACGCCGCCGACCCGACGGCCGCGCTGGCGATGGCCACGCGGACGCTCGACGCGATGGCGCTGCCCTACAAGTACCTCGTCAAGGGGACGGGCGGCAGCATGTCCTACTACATCACGCGCCCGGCGTGGACCGGCACGCCCGCCACGGCGACGCAGCGGTTGGCCTGGCCGAGGATCGGGATGTTCGACGGCAATGGGAACCCAATCCCCTCGAACGTTATTCCCGAGGAGTTGAAGGAAGCGACCGCCGAGTTCGCCGGGCAGCTGGTACAGTCGGATACGACGCTCGACAACGCGGTCATCGTGCAGGGTCTGAAGTCGGTGAAGGCGGGCAGCGTGGCGCTGTCCTTCAAAGACATGATCGAGCAGCACGTCATCCCCGACATGGTGTGGAACCTGATGCCATCGAGTTGGTTCACCGACGAGATCATCGAACCGGCGTGGCCGGCGATGTTTGACGTGCTGTAATGGGCAGCATCCTCGACGCGCTCCGCGCTGGCATCAAGGTCGCCGATCAGGTGACGAAGCCCTTGCAGCCTATCGTCTTGTACGAGCAGGTGACGGGGAAGAACGAGTACGGCGTCTTCCAGTACGCGTCGCCCTACTCGATGCACGCGATCGTCGAGGAGCATCCGCAGCGCGTGCCGACGCGGGAAGGAATCTTGACGGAAGCGAAGGCCACGTTGACGCTGCTGAGCATCCTGGAACTGGTCGTGGCAACGAGCGGTGAGGGCATCGGCGTGAACGATCGGTTTACTGACACGCGGAACCGAAAGTGGTTAGTCGTCGCCCTCGGTCCCGACGTGATCGACGCCGGCACCGGCATCCCCCTCGTGACGACGGTGTACCTCGGATGATCACCATCTGCTTCACGTATTTCAAGAGTTTGACGCTTGAGAATCTCCGCGCCGCGCTCTATTCTGTCCGAACTCAAGATTTAGCTCTGGCTTCTGAGCTCGTCATCGTAGATAATGCCACTGCAGATTCGGAACAGGACATCCAGGCCGAAATTGACTCTCAGCACTTTCCAATTCCGACGCGGCTCTGCTCGGTCAAGCACGGGGACCCGACACGGGAGCAGGCCTGGTCGACGAACCTTACGGTCCGACAGGGCCGCGGGTGGGTCTTCTATACACGCGCGGACTATCTACTCGACCCCTCGATCCTCAACAAGTTCTCTGCCGTCGTCGCCTGCAAGCCGACAGACTGGGATGGCTTCATCGTGAGCCACGGCTGCCACCTCGGGAACTCCATCGGCGAGGTGGAGCAGACGACGTGGCGGACGAATGGCACGCGCGTGCTGAATGGCATCGTCTACGACTACACCGAGGTTGACTCCGGCGTGTGGATGGCGCGACGCGAGACGTTCGACCGCGTCGGCGGATTCGACGAGCGCCTGTCGTCGTGGGGTCACGCGCAGACGGAGTTCCAGTACCGGATGTTCGGCGCGGGCGTGGAGTTCGTGCGCATTCCAGAAACGCTCTTCTATCACCCGGCGCACGGCGGCGCGAAGGACATGGACCGCGCGAACCAGCAGCTGGCGACGGTCGGGACGAACCTGAAGATGATGTGGGCACGGTATCACGGCGAGTCACCCTATGGCCGGTAGGCCCTACACGCGTTCGCTCGATCCTGGCGACTATCAGTACTTGTCGCATGCGCACTTCCTGCGGCTGTTCGTCGCGGAGATGACGCGGACCGGCGTGCCGCACCGCGAGTGGCACGAGCACCGGCTGTGGGAATACGCTAGCATCATGCAGCAGCTGGAGGACTTGAAGGTACCGGAGGACGCGGAGATCGTCGACGTCGGCGCGGGCGCGAGCTTCTTCGATCCTTACTGCGCACGTCAGTATCCCAACCTCCTCTGCGTCGACAACATGCTGTATGGCGACATAACGCTGATGGTCGACGCGCAGCGCAAGGCGTACGGCGTCGCGTTGCCACTGCACGACGGCACGGCGACGCTGGCATCAGAGCACTTCGACGTGACGCTGTGCATCAGCACCATCGAGCACGCCGAGGACCACGACGCGGCCTTCGACGAGCTGGTCCGCATCACGAAGCCAGGCGGATTGATCATGCTCACGTCGGACTACTTCCGTGACCTGACCCAGTGGCAGAACTCGCCGAGCCGGCACCTCCAGGCGACGCCGTACACGCAGAAGTTCGTCGAGAGCCTGCCGGGCTGCTGGCCCGTGAGCTTCGTCGGCGAGACGGACCTCGAGTACCGCGGCGACTTCGTGCACAACTATTCGTTCTGTAACGTCTGCCTGAGGAAGTCATGCTGATCACGGAACGACATTGCCGCGTCTGCCAACGGTCGCTGGTGACGGCCGTCGACCTCGGCACGCTGGCGCTGTCCGGATTCCCGCGGCAGCTTGACGAGCCCGTCGTGGCGGCGCCGCTCGACCTGTGTCGCTGCCCGGCGTGCGGCCTTGTCCAGTTGCGGCACTCGGTGACGCCCGACGCGCTCTTCAAGCAGTACTGGTACAAGAGCGGCATCAACGAGACGATGCAGGCCGAGCTGGTCAACGTGGTCGCGGACGGCGTGGCGCACCTTGGGCAGCTGGAAGACGGGGACATCGTCGTCGACGTCGGGGCGAACGATGGCACGCTGCTGGAAGCCTATGACAGTTACGGGCGCATTACGCGCCTCGCCTACGAGCCGGCGGAGAACCTGCAAGAACCGCTCAGTGCGCACAGCGACGCGCAGTACATGGAATACTTCCCCGGCGAGCATCTGCCCGAACGTGGAAGCGTTAGCCTATTGACCTCGATCGCGTGCTTCTATGCCGTCGACGACCCGATGGCGTTCGTGAGTGCCGTCAATGACGCCCTTACCTCGCATGGCATCTGGATTGTACAGTTTCAAGACCTTCATCAGATGCTGGTGGCAACTGCATTCGATGACATTTGCCATGAGCATCTATTCTATCCGAGCTTGGCTGCGATTGCTCGGATGGTAGCTCCGTTCGACCTGGCGATCATCGACGCTGAGCTGAGGTCAATCAACGGTGGCAGCCTGCGGCTGACGATTGGCCGTCGGTGGCGCCCGGTGTCGTCACGTGTCTGGGCCTTGTCGGTGGCCGAATACGGCTGTGAGCAGCCGGCGACACTGCGCGTCTTTGCCGATAAAGTCGACCTGACACGACTGACGATTCAGGAGATGGTCAAGCAGTCGGGTGTCATCGACCTCTACGGCGCGTCGACGAAAGGCAATACGCTGCTGCAGGTCTGCGGCCTTGGCCCAGGCCAGATCCGGCAGGCGTGGGAGCGCTCTCCGGAGAAGTGGGGCCGACACACGATCACCGGCATCCCCATCGTCAGCGAGGCCGACGGACGAGCGGATCCTCCGGCGATGCTGTTCGTCGGCATCTGGCAGTTCCGCGAGGCGATCATTCAGCGTGAAGCCGAGTACCTGGCGCGCGGCGGCCGACTGTTGTTTCCACTCCCGCAGGTCGAGGTGATTGATGGCGTTCGAGAGCATCTCGGTGCTCGTTCCGACACGGCAGCGATTGGATAGGCTCCAGGTGATGCTTGAATCGTTTGAGCGCACGACGAGCGGGCAGGCTCACCTCGTGTTTCGCACGGACATCGACGACGTGCCGACGAACGACCTGTTGGCAGGCCACCCGAAGTTCGTCGCGCAGCGGCTTGGCTATGCCAACTTGCCGACGATGTACAACGAGCTATACGCCAGGTCATCAGGTGACTTGTTGATGTGCGGCAACGACGACATGGTGTTTCATACGTTCGGGTGGGATCACCACATCCTGGAGGCGGCGAACCAGTACCCGGACGGCGTGTTCGACTTCGGCGTCCACACGCACAACGAGGCGAACTTCCCGTTTGCAACGGTCTCTCGGATGGCATGCGACCGGCTGGGGTTCTTCTTCGACCCGCGCACCTTCTGGGGCGACATCTTCTGGCGCGACGTTACGTCGCACTTCGGACGCGCCATCATGCTGCCGCACGTGCACATCGATCACGACTGGGTAGGATTCAACCCGGATCAGATCTTTCTCGACGGGGAAGGCGCGCGACGTTCGAATCACATGCAATACCACGGACAGGCCGTGGCGGAAGCCGTCAACAAGTTGAGGAGCGCAGCATGAAGCCCATGCACGTGTGCATTCCGGTCCTGAAGCGGTACGACCTCCTTCACAACCTCTTGGAGTCGTTGCGTGCCAGTACCGTCGAACCGGCAGGCGCCTACGTCATCGACAACGGGCGCAACGCGGTCCGCGTCAACGCAGCGGTCAGCGACTGTCAGTTCCCGGTCATCGTGTGGACGCCCGAAGAGCCGATGGGCATCGCCGAGAGCTGGAACTGGTTCCTCGACCACGTGCCCGAGGAGCGCATCATCACGAACGACGACGTGGTCTTCGGGCCACAGACGCTGGCGAAGTTTGCCGCGACGGAGAAGGACATTGTGTGGGCGGCCGAGGCGGGCTTCTCGTGCTTCATCATTCGCGACAGCTGCGTAAAGAAGATTGGGCTATTCGATGAGTCGATCTCACCGGGGTATGGCTATTGGGAAGATGAAGATTACGCCATGCGCCTTAACCGCAAAGGCAAGGGACCAGAGTTTGCGTCGTGTGGTGACGTCGTTTGTGGGGTGGAACATTTGCATAGTAAGACGCTTGAAGTGGCAACGCCGGTGGAGATGGAGGAGCATCACCGTCGGTTCTGGATCGCGCAGCACAACTACATCGAGAAGTGGGGGCTGCAAAGGGAGTACGCGAAAGGACTCGTAGAAGGGATGGTCAAGTGACTTTACAAGTAGCTCGCATGCTCGCCGAATCACTTGCCATGCAACTAGCGACATGCCCTCAGCAGTTGTGCGATGATGCCTTTCGAGAAGGCATGCATCCCCGACTGGTGGCGGGCCTGCGTGCGGCGCGAAATGCATTCACGGAATACGTTGGGGAAAATGATGCAGAGGAGCTCATGAAATCAATTCACGAAGAAGTGGCAGCGGGGTTGAAGGAGTTATGATCACGTTCCTCGTTCCGACGATCGGCCGCAAGTCGTTGATCGATACGCTGCGCTCCATCGAGACGCTGCCAGGCGACGAGATCCTCGTCGTCGGCGGCAGCAACCCGGTCTGCTCCGACCCGCGCGTGCGCTGCATCCCCTGCAAGCCAGGAGGCGACTGGGGACACACCGAACGCAACTACGCGACGCCGATGGCGAAGGGCCAGTACATCGCGCACATCGACGATGACGACATCTATGCGCCGGGGCACCGCGCGCTGATGCAAGACGCTATCCAACGGGCGCCAGGTCAGCCGGTGCTGTTCCGGATGCAGTATCCAAGTGGGGCAACATTGTGGCAAGAAAAAGTCCTTCGGTGTGGGAATGTTGGGACGCCGATGTTCTTGATCCCGAACCAACCCGAGAAGCTTGGAACGTGGAGATCGTTCGTCGGAGGTGACTTCGTCTTCCTTGAAGAGTCGAAGTGGGCGCCGGAGGAGTTCGTGTGGCGCGAAGAAGTCGTCGCGCTGCTGGGGCATAACGTATGATCATCGGCTTCAATGAACCAGCGCCGATCGGTACCATCACGCGCATCGACATCATCAAGGGTGAGGAGTACTACACAGATGTGCCTGTCATGGTCATGCGAGCAGCGACTGCTGAAGAGTGGCTCGCCGATGCAGTGGACCGCTATGGCGAGAAGGAGGGGAGAGCTATCCTAGCAGAACGACTGGCTCAGTTTCCGAATGCCGTGTTTTACGACGTGAGCATTGATTAGCGTGGGGCTAATGACTATGAAAAATCTCCTCTGGATCGGCGACGCAGGCGTTCCCAGCGGGTTCGCGCTCGCGACGCACAAGACCCTCGACGTACTGAGGGAGCACTACAACGTGACGGTGCTGGGCATCAACTACCGTGGCGACCCGCACACGTATCCCTATCCCATCTACGCGGCGGCGACCGAGGGCGATTCGGTCGGCTACGGGCGGATCATTTGGATGTGTGACGTCGTGAAGCCAGACGTCATCGTGCTGCAGAACGACCCCTGGCTGATTCCGGGGTATCTGCAGCGACTGCGTCAGTTCCCCGAGTTCCGCAACATCCCGGTCGTCGCGTCGATTCCGGTCGACGGCAAGAACCAGAACGGCACGCAGCACCTCAACGGCCTCGCGATGGCCATCTTCTGGACCGACTTCGGGCTGAAGGAGGCGCGGCGAGGCGGCTACACGGGACCGGCGGTGGTCATCCCGCTCGGCGTGGACCTCGACACCTACTACCCGGTCGACAAGCGCGAGGCGCGGCTGGCGCGCAAGCTCGACTTCGTGGTCGACAAGTTCATCGTCGGCAACGTCAACCGCAACCAGCCGCGCAAGCGGTGGGACCTGACGATCAAGTACTTCGCCGAGTGGACGAAGGCCGAGAAGATCTTCGACGCGCACCTCTACCTCCACACGGCGCCGACGGGCGACGTTGGCTGTGACGTCAAGCAGCTGATGAAATACTATGGCGTCTACGACCGCCTGATCCACCGGGAACCGGCCATCTGGTATGGCGACGAAGACACCATGATGGCCGTAACCTACAACTGCTTTGACGTTCAGGTCTCGACGACGCAGGGCGAGGGCTTCGGCCTGACAACGTTCGAGGGGATGGCCTGCGCCGTGCCGCAGATCGTGCCTGACTGGGCGGCACTCGGCGAGCTGACGCCCGGCGCGGCGGCCCTTGTCCCGTGCCTGTCGACGGCCATCGGCTGGCCGTATCTGAACGTCATCGGCGGTATCCCGGACCAGGAACTGTTCACGCGGCAGCTCAGCCAGATGTACCACGACAAGGAGTACCGTGCCGAGGTCGGCCGTCGCGGCTTCCACCGGGCCAACGAGGACCGGTTCCGGTGGTCCAATATCGGCCGTCGGTGGCTGGACGTGCTGGCGGGTGTCGAGCAGAAGCACAACGAGATCACGTGGCAGGACCTCGGGCGACCCGAGGAGGTGACAACGTGAAGGGCACCGCCGAGATGCTGGCCAAACTCAAGAAGGTCACGGCGATCTTCCCCGAGCGCGTCGGCGCGTCCCTGTACAAGCGCGGGCAGATCATCATGACGGCGAGCAAGCGGCTGTGCCCCGTGGCGCCGGACGGTGGCACGCTGCGTGCGTCGGGGATGGTCCATCCGCCAGAACGGGTGCGGAATACCATCTCGGTGACGCTCTCCTACGGGGGCGCGGCCGAAGCGTATGCCATTGCCGTGCACGAGCACCTTTCGGAGCACTCGCCGCCGTCGTGGCGGAACCATCCGAACGACATTCACTGGAACGTGCCTGGCACCGGGCCGAAGTTCCTGGAACGTCCGATCAACGAGGCGCAGTCGACGCTGGCGCACGACGTCGCGTCCGACATCCACTTGGAAGGGTTGAGGCTCTGATGGCACAAATCATGGGTACGCTGAACCTCTACAATGCGCTCAAGGCCGAAGGCTTCGAGTTGCCCAAGAACTGCGGCGACGTCCAATTGGAAATGCCTGTCGATGGCGTATTTGTGATGGTCTATCGCGTGATGCTAGATCAGGAAGACTTGATGAAACTTGGGCGGGCGTTGGCGCGCATGGGTGAAAAGGTCTGATGCCATTCCTTGACGACATCGCGGCGCGGCTCGTCGCCGCTGGCGTCGGTACGAAGGGTTCGAACATCTTCCTCGGGTCCAATGCCGTCATCCCAGACGGTGCCGGTCCGTTCCTGACGGTCACCGAGACCGGTGGCATGGCGCCGACGCGCATCCAGAACAAGGCGAGCGCCGCGACGCAGCGGCCGACGGCGCAGGTCGCCGTGCGCGCGGCGACGTATCCGCCCGCCCGCACGATGGCGACGGCGGCGTACGCGGCACTCGACGGCATCTACAATACGACACTAGGCAGTACATTCTATCAGGTCGTGCGAGCACGGCAAGAACCGACAGACATCGGGTTAGACGGCGTGGGGCGCCCTGTTATCGTGTTCAATATCGAAGCGGAAAAGGAGCCATCGTGACTGCCTAGCAGATCAAGCACAATGTCGTGCTTCGGCTCCCTCTTATACAGGAGTGTGACCCATGAGAAGCGTCAGTAAGTTCTTGTTCCCCGTTCAGCATCTCCTCGAATCAACGCCAGAAGGCGTCTTCGAGGCCATCAGTGGACACGGAACAAAAGTCGCCCGCGCGCCCGCCGCGACTCCCACGGTCTTCACCGACATCGCCGAGATGAAGGACGTCGCACCGCCAGAACTCAGCCGCAACGAGTTCGACGCGACGACCCAGAACCTCAACATCGACACCTACGTGGTCGGCGTGCTGCGCCGCACGGGGTTCACGATGGAACTGAACTTCCTCGACACCGACGCGTCGCACGACCACATCACGGGTCTGCTCAAGGCTACGATCACTGAGCCGCCGCCGGTAGACGGCTATCGGTTGACGTTTCCGAGCGGCGTCGTCTGGGTGATGTCGGGTCAGGTCTCGAAGTTTGCGCCGAAGTATCCCGTCGATGGATTGCAGGCTGCTTCGGTCACGATTCGACCGACGGGCCGCATGACCATCAACGGCATCATCATCGGCTAGGTCTGCCCCACGCAGCGTCACTCCCTCTCTGCCGGTCTTAGAGAGGTGGCGTAATTGGAGACCGGCACCAACTCGTATGCGTGGGGAGAGTGAGTTATGAGCAACGAACGAATCTTGACGATCGACGAAATGCTGGCGGCGGATGACGTTGAGTACACGAACATCAAGACGTGGAAGGTCAAGGACCCGAAGACGGGCGAGATGGTCCAAGGCTACGTCCGCATCGTCTCGCTGACCGCCGAGGACGTCATCAAGTGGCGTGAGTCGAGCGAAGGCGAGGCGAAGCGTACGATGGGCATCCGGCTGCTCGTCGACAGCCTCGTCGATGAGCACGGGACGCACATCGGCTCGCCGAAGTATTACGAGATGTTCAAGAAGAAGAGCAACGCCGTCATGGAGCGAATCCTGGCCGAGGTGATCCAGCTGAACGGCATGACGGTGAAGGCGGAGGAGAAAACAAAAAACGCCTGACGCGAAGCCCGAGCAGGCGCTTCGCCTATCAGATGGCCGTGAAGCTCGGGAGGGTCAACGTCGACGCGATGCTTCGGAGCATCACGGCCAAGCAGTTTCAGGAGTGGGAAGCCTATGCGAAGCTGGAACCGTTCAACGAGCTGCGCGACGACTACCGGTTCGCGAGCATCGTGGCGATGATCTTCAACATGGCGGTGGCGGTGAAGGACAGGAAGACGCTGGCGGAGTTCGTGTTGCCGTTCGGCGAGCAGCCGGAGCCGCCGCCGAAGAAGCCGGAAGAGCTGGAGTTCTGGGCCAAGATGATCGCGCTGGCATACTCGGTCGATGCAAAGGACGCCTAGATGGAAATAGGGTCGCTGACAGGCGAGATTACCCTCGAAGACAAGGCGACAGAGGTCATCCTTCAGTTCTCGGACAAGGTCAAGAAGTTCGCCGAGGAGATGGAAGGTGTGTCCGGTGCCATCGCCATCGGCTTCGGCGTCGTCACGGCCGCCGTCCTCGCGACGTCGGCGAGCATCGTGGCGCTCGGCGAGAAGGGGTCGACGCTGCTCGGCGTTGAGACGGCGTTCGACCACCTAGCCGAAGCGGCCGGGACGACGGGTGACAACCTGCGCGGCGCGCTGTCCGAAGGGCTGAAGGGCACCGTCGACGACATGGACGCCATGCAGTCCGTGCAACGTCTGCTCGTATCAGGGTTCAAGCTCACCGACGAACAGGCCACGACCCTCGCGCAGACGGCGCGCGAGCTTGGGAAGGCGTTCGGCAAGGATGCGGCCGAAGAGTTAGACATCCTGAGCACGTCGCTGGCCACCGGGAGGACGCGGGCGCTGACGATGCAGGGCGTCGTCATCGACGTGAAGAAGGGTGAAGAGGAGTTCGCCAAGTCCATCGGAACGACTGTCGATCAGCTGAACGCCGAGGGCCTGCTCGAGGGCAAGCGCATCGCCATCATGGAAGGCGTCAAGGGCAAGCGTGACGCCCTTGGCATCTCCGAACTCAGCTTCAAGGAGATGGTGCAGAATACGAACGTCGCCCTCGAAGAGTGGGGCGAGAAGCTGGCCAAGTCCGTCGCGTCATCACCTGACGTGCTGAGGGCGTACGAGACGATGAGGGACGCGGTCATCAAGACGTTCGGCGGCGACTCTCAGGACCTGATGGCGACGATGACCGGGTGGATCAACGCCTTCGCCAAGAGCGTCACGGAGCACGGGCCGGCCATCGTCAGTACGCTGGGCAACGTGGTCGACGGTATCAAGGGCATTTACGATTTCCTGTTGGAGCACGAGGACGACATCAAGACCCTCGCCGTCGGCGTTGCCGCGTATACCGCTGCATGGGCGGCGCTTGAAATCGGTGGGACGATCGTCACCGGCGTCATTGCCGGCATCAAGGCGATCACGCTCGCGGCGGAGATACTGGAGGCTGGGTCGTTGGTCGGCCTCATCACGCCAATCGGCCTCGTCGCGGCTGCTGTGGCCGGCCTCGCCATCGCCGTCTACAAGTTCAACCAGGAGATGAAGAACATCCAGAAGCCCAGCACCACGGGCGACCTGCTCGCCAGCCTCAAGACGGAGGCGGGCGCGAAGGCGATGACCATCGACGAGTTCAACGCGAAGCTGGCCGCGAAGCCGCAGCTGGAAGCTGGAAAGACACTCACGATTCCTGGCATCATGGCGCCTGGCGCTGGACTTCCAGATAACGCGCAGTATGTCAAGGACCAGGCCGAGAAGATCGAGAAGGCCACGACCGACAGCATCGCAAAGACGGAAGGCCTCTGGGACCAGTACTTCATCACCATCGACAAGATGAGCGGCGACACGGTGGGCGCGCAGATCGGGGCGATCGACCGCAAGCGAGAGGCTGAGATCGCCTCGCTCGACAAGACGAAGAAGTACAACCAGGACTATCAGAATCAGCTGCAGGCGATCGAGGCCGTGGCGGCGGTCAACCGTGCTGCCATCTTTGAGGACTTGTATAGGAAGGACGTGGCAGCTGCGGATCAAGCGGTGAAGGACCGCTTGCAGCTGGCCTATGACGAGGGAATAAAAGAAGCCGACCTACGGAAGTCTGGAAGCGATAAAGTCATCGATGCATGGAAGAAGACCCAAGACGATTTGGTAGCGATCAATGCCACGGGGCTGGACAAACAGCTGCTCAACATCAACAAATCGGCCGACGACCAGATCGCCGTCATCAAGGAGATGACGGACAAGGAACCAGGATATACGCAGGCGGCGGTCGACAACGTGAACGCCATTCGGCAGCAGCAGATTGATGCCCTGTACGTCGACAACGCCGCGCTCCAGGACAACTCGGCCGAGACGCTCCAGGCCATCGCCGACAAGGCGTACACCACGTACCTGGCGATGGCGGCAGCTGGCGGCGAGTACTCCGAGGTGACGATCAAGCACTTCAAGGAGGTCGCCGACGCGGCGCAGCGCACGGCCAGCGGCATCGGGAAGAGCCTCGGGTCGGACCTGTTCGACGCCCTGAAGGGCGTCCCGCAGACCCTCGCCGATGCCTTCAAGGGCGGCGGCAGCCTGCTCGGCGCCGCTGAGTCACTCGGCTCGCAGTTTGGCGCCATCTTCGGCAAGCACATCGGCACCGCCATCGGCGGCGCGCTCTCGATCGCTGGTCCCATCGGCGCGGCCATCGGCTCGCTCGTCGGCCCGCTCATCGACATGTTCGCAAAGCTCGGCGGCCCGTCGAAGGACGAGCTGGCCGCTCGCTCCACCTTCGCCGACTTCCAGAAGCAGTTCGGCACGCTGCCGCAAACGATCGACAAGGTTGGCGCCGCGTACGCCCGCATGGGCCTCACGGGGACCGACGCGCAGCGCGACCTGCAGCGCGCGCTCGACGCCACGCACGTGAGCGCGGCGGCCGAGGCGTCGGCCCTCGACACCATCAACCTCGTACTCGAGGCCGACAAGCAGCGGACGGCGGACCTGGCCTCGGCCACGCAGGACGTCATCACGGCCGGGCAGGGGTTCTCCGGGCCGCTGCCCGACGCCATCAAGGTGACCATCGACCAGATCATGAACGCCTCCGGCGCCACCGACGCGATGAAGGCGGCGCTCCAAGGCGTGCTCGACAAGGCGAAGCCCGACTACGAGCAGCTCACGAAGCTGGCCGAGACCTACGGCCTCTCGCTCCAGGACCTCGGGCCGAAGTTCGAGCAGGCGAACGTCGAGGGGCGCGCGAAGAAGATCTTCGACGACTTCACGGCCCTCACGCAGGCGGGCGGCGACGTCGGCGGCGTGCTGAGCCACATGAAGGACCAGATCAGCGGCCTGGTCGACGACTCGATGAAGTTCGGCACCGCCATCCCGAAGAACATGAAGCCGCTGATCGACGAGCTGGTCCGGTCCGGGCAGCTGACCGACGAGCAGGGCAACAAGATCGAGGACACGTCGAAGATCACGTTCGAGGATACGCCGCTCGACAAGAGCTTGACCGGGCTGAACGCCGCCATCGATCACCTGTCGCAGGTCTTGGGCCTCGTGCCGGGACAGCTCGACAAGATCGGCAGCGCCGCCGACCGACTCCCCGACAATCCATACAAGGACTGGGTCGCACCGCCTCCGCCGGCGAGCCAGGACGGGCAAGCGTACGCGCAAGGTGGCGTCGTGTACGCGGCCGCTGGCATGACGGTCGGCGGACCGCGCGGCACCGACACGGTCCCTGCGTGGCTGACGCCAGGTGAACGCGTGACGTCGTTGAACCAACAGCGGCAGGACTCCGAAGCGATGGCGGAGCTGCAGATGGAGGTCGCGGGCCTCCGTCGTGACATGAACTCCAAGTTCCCGCGCGCGATCGGCGCGGCGGTCGGCACGGCGCTGGTCGGCGTGAGGATCGGCTCGTAATGTTTGCACACGTCTACTTCCCCGGCGCCTACTTCCCGGGAGTCTACTTCCCGCTGGAAGCCACCTCGTCGACCGCGACGCTGATCCCGAGCACCGCCGAGGCGCTCGTCGGCAACACGATTCAGGTGACCGCGAGCGGCGGACCTGGACACGTGCTCGACAGGGTGGCGCTCTACCGGGTCGGCACGCCGGACTACATCGACTACGCGGCCATCGTCCTCGGCGACACGCCCGTCGCCTACTGGCGGCTCGGGGAGCCGCTCGGATCTGCGACCATCGTGGACGCGAGCGGCCACGGCTACGTCGGCACGGTGAACGGCACGGTGATCTTCGGGCAGCCGGGCCTGCAGCAGGACAACGACACGGCGGCGGCCTTCAGCGGCATCGACGGCAACGGCGTGACGCTCGATACGCCGACGCCCGTCTCGGCGCACTTCACCGTCGAGGCCTGGGTAAAGCGCATCGGCGACAGCACGAGCAGCAGCGCGTACGAGTACATCTGGAGTTCCGGCCTCATCGTCAACAACGCGGTCGAGGTGGCACTGTTCGACGCCGGGGCCACGACGACCCTGCAGTTCTTCATCAACTTCACGACCCTGACGCCGGGGTGGATCGACACGGGCTACGTCGTCACCGACGGCGAGTGGTTCCACGTCGCAGTCACGTGGGACGGCGTCCGGGTCATCGTCTACGTCAACGGGAACGCCGTCTACTCGTCGGCGGCCTTCACCGGACTGACGCTCTACAGCGTCGGCTCGACCTCCGGTACGCGCGGCATCGGCTCGACGGAGGGCCTCGCCGGGCCGATCTGGGGCATCCTCGACGAGGTGGCGCTGTACGACTACGCGCTGTCGAGCGGACAGATCAACGAGCACCTCGGCGCCGTCGTGCCGCAGATGGTGTCGTGGCAGTACATGAACGGGACGCAAACGCCACCCGCCATCGGCCTCACCGACGCGACGCTGTCGTTCGTCATGGCGTACGGCGGCTTCTTCGAGTTCCGGTGGCTGTTCGCGGGCGGCTGGTCCCGCATCGCGACCAGCATCACGGTCTCGGTCCACTGGACGAGCGGCGTCGTGGAGATGGAGTTCAACGGGCGCGGCGGTGGCTGGACGCCAGTGACCGACTGGATGCGGAACCCTGGCATCACGTGGCACCGGGGGCTGCCAGGCACCAACATCACCGACCTCGTGGCCGACATCGGGACGCTCCACCTGACGCTCGACAACAGCGACCGGAACAGCGCTGGGCTGATGGGCTACTACAGCCCGGACAACGTCAACTGTCGCAAGGGCTTTGACCTCTACATTGGCCTGCGGTACACCGTTGCCGGCAGTCGGCGATTCACGGGCACCATCTCGGCGATCGACGTCGTGCCGGGGACGAAGGGCTCGCGCAGGGTTGCGGTCGAGGCCGAGAGCTGGATGGGCACGGCCTCGCGTACGCGCCTCTCGGGCCTCATCGGCGTCCTCGTGAACAACCGCGGCGACCAGGTGTTTCAGGCGATCATCGACTCGCTGACGCCCTCGACGAAGCCGCTGGCGGTCGAGAAGGACGTCAGCTCGGACATCTTCCCCTACACGCTCGACCGCGTACGCGACGAACAGACGCTGCTGCGGGACGAGATCTACAGACTGTGCCTGAGCGGCCTGGACAAGTGCTGGGAGCGCGGCGACGGGACCGTCGTCTATGAGAGTCGATCGCGTCGGGTGACGACGTCGAGCAGCGCGGACAACTTTCCCGACAACCATGGCTTCACGCCGACGCGCGACCGCAACGGGATCGTCAATCAGGTGCAGTCCACCGTCCACCCGAGGCTCCCCTCGGCGGTCAGCGTCGTGATGTACTCTCTGAACCAGCCGTTGTCGCTGGTGCCGGGGACGCCGATCACGGTGCTCGGCGGCTGGAACGACCCAGCCAACCCGAACGTGCGCCTCGGCGCCGTCAATCTTGACGCGCTGGTGGCGACGACCGACTACACGGCGAACTCGCTGGCCGACGGGTCGGGTACCGATCTCACGAGCCTCCTCGTCGTCACGACTGGGCTGTCCGGCAACGCGACCACGTTCACGATTACGTTGGGCGGCGCGACGCCAGGGTTCCTGACCAAGCTGCAGCAGCGCGGCAAGCCGCTCTATGACTACGGGCCGGTCGTCATGACCTACGACAACCCGGCGAGCATCGACAAGAGTGGCATGGCGTTCATGTCCCTGGACATGGCCTACCAAGCGGACCCGCGGTTCGGGCTGGAGGCAGCGCAGTACGTTATCTTCACCCTGTCAGGGCTGCAGACGAAGGTCTCGGGCTTTCGCCGCACCTATGGATTCTTGAACGTCGCCGAGATGGCCCGCACGGTGGCACGCGAGGTAAGCGACCGCATCACGATCACCGACGAGCTGACTGGCCTCAGCAAGATCTTCTTCATCAACGCCATCGACGAGATGGAGGTCGAAGGGCTGCTGACGACGGAGTGGCTGCTGACGCCCGCCGACAACACAGCGTTCTGGCTGCTGGAGGTCGTCGGTCGCAGCGAGCTGGACGCGACCACGCGGCTCGGCTTCGGGTTGATCGTCGGGCACACGGACGTCTTGCACGGCGACATCCATACGGACGTGGCGCACGCGGACTCTGTCCATCAAGACTCGCATACCGATGCGCACGCGGACGTCTCGCACGGTGACGACACGGGCCATACAGACATTCCGCATACCGACACGCCGCACACGGACACGCACAGCGACGTGGCGCACGGGGACAGCCACTCGGACGTGGCGCACGTGGACTCGACGCAGACGGCGGGGTACGGCGACTATCACGAGGACGAGGCGGCGACGGGGTTCCACTCCGACTACTGGACCGCGTCTCCAGTGACCCACGGCGATGGCGATGGCTCGAGCCACCAGGACATCCATCAGGACGTGACGGTGCCGTTCTCGCACAACGACGTGGCCCACTCGGACGTGGCCCACTCGGACTCGCCGCACACCGATTCGCGGGTCATCGTCAACCACGTTGATTCGGCGCACGGCGACGCCACGGGGCACACCGATACAGGTCACATCGACACGCACGGCGACGTTAACCACGCGGACGTCCTGCATCAGGACGCACCGCACGACGATACGCACACGGACGCGGCGCACGGAGACATCAATTGACGATCGAGCTGACGCCTGTCGGCGTCGCGTGCAACTTGTCATGCACATACTGCTACCAGAACCCCATGCGCGACGCGGGGAACGTCACCGTGCCGCACGACTTCGAGAAGATGAAGGCGGGGCTGGAGCGCGAGGGCGGGTCGTTCTCGGTGTTCGGCGGCGAGGCGCTGCTTACGCCGCTGCCGCTGCTGGAAGAGATCTTCGCCTACGGCCTCCAGCGCTTCGGGTCCAACGGCATCCAGACGAACGGCGCCCTCATCACCGACGTGCACGTCGAGTTGTTCAAGCGGTACAAGGTGAACGTCGGCCTGTCGCTCGACGGGCCGGGCGAGCTGAACGACAGCCGGTGGGCGGGCTCGCTGAAGAAGACGCGCGAGGCGACGGCGCAGAGCTTCAGCGGCCTCTTTCGCCTGCTGGACGCGGGCATCGTGCCCAGCGTCATCGTGACGCTGTACCGAGGGAACGCGGTCGGCGACAAGCTGACGCAGCTGCTCGAGTGGTTCCGACTGCTCGAGGTGTACGGCGTCTACGCCGTGAGGCTGCACCTGCTGGAGGTCGAGACCGACGAGGTCCAGCAGGCGATGGCGCTGACCATCGAGGAGAACACCGCCGCGCTGCTGCGGCTCTACGAGTTCCAGGCCACGACGAAGGTCCGCTTCGACCTCTTCGGCGAGATGGCCAAGCTGCTCCTCGGCAACGACGTCGGCGCGACGTGCGTGTGGGGCGCGTGCGACCCGTACACGACGGCCGCCGTGCGCGGCGTGGACGCGGAAGGCGAGTCGTCCAACTGCGGGCGGACGAACAAAGAGGGCATCAGTTGGCAGAAGGCCCAGACGCCGGGCTACGAGCGTCAGGTGGCGCTCTACCATACGCCGCAGGCGGACTTCGGGTGTGAGGACTGTCGGTTCTTCTTCGCCTGCAAGGGCCAGTGCCCGGGCACGGCCGAAGGCGGCGACTGGCGGAACCGCAGCGAGCACTGCGGCGCGTGGATGACGCTGTTCGACCGCATCGAGGCGGACTTGATCAGCATCGGGCACGTGCCGCTGTCGCGGAACGACGCGCTGCGGACGCAGGTCGACGCCCTGATGCTGAAGTACTGGGCGCGCGGCGAGAACCTCTCCATCACGCAGGCCGTCGCCGCCGTGCAGGCGGGCGTCGAGCCGACGATCGTCCCTCCGGCGCGCGGCCACGGCGACCACTGGGACGCGCCCGACGGCTACCGGCACGCGGACGGAGACTTTACCATTCACGGCGACCGCGGAACCACCGACATGCACGGGGACTCAGATGCCAAAAACCCTCGCTGACCGCCTCGTCGTCGTTCAGCAGCAGTACGCCGACCAGATCGAGATCCAAGGCTACAGCGTCGACGCGCAGACGCGGCAGATCACGCTGACGATCGTCCCGAGCCGGTTGAACGACGACGGCGTGACGCGAACCGTGCTGCCGTCGCACGCGGTGACGTTCGACGACCCGCTCGTCACGCAGACGATGGGCCTGATCGTCTCGCAGATCGTGCTGACGGTGCTGAATCAGATCGGCGCGCCCCAGCAGGTGATCGACCGGGCGACGACGGCGATGAACAACAACCTGACGGCGACGGCGGACGTTTACTACCAAGCGACGAGGGACCAACTGTATGCCAGACTCTAGGCCGGACTGGACGCGCATCATCTGGGCGAGCCGCGTGGCGCGCGAGGCGTGGGAGCCGCGCGTTCAGGCGATTCAACGGGCGTGGGTGCGCGTCGAAGTGGCATCGGTTGAGCGGCTGGTCCGAGCGGCGGCCCTCGTGTACGGGAAGCCGGAGACGAACCTGTCGATGCGCGAGGTCGCGCCAACCCGATGGGCCGTTGCCCGCAGCCTGGACCTTGACGTCTTCTGTCATGCCTATGAGACAGGTGACGACAATACGGTTGGGCGTCTACTTGGCTATCCTGAGTGCTGCCGCGCGTTCTTCTCGCGCACGTGGGGCGGCGCGAACGTCGACACGACGTGGGAGATGCTCGCACCGGGCCTGCGCGCGGACGGACCCGTGGAGTCGAACATCCTCGGGCGGTGGCTGGGCGTCCGCCTCGTGCCGCACCTGCCGTGCAGCTTCAACTGCACGGCGACGGTCGCGTTCGCCGAACGGCTGGCGCCGTCGTGGCCTGCCCAAGAGCTCGCCTGGGCGAAAGAGATCCTCAACTGGCCCTGCGAGTGGAACGCTCGGCACGGCATCGCCGAGGTCCGGTTCCCGGTGCTCAAGCTCTCAACCCGGACGACCGTCTACCCAGAGAAGAGGACCATCCAGCGCCACGGGCCTGGCTGGCCGGCTGAGGCAGCCCGAGGGCTTCAGTTCCCTTACCAGAAGCCAGTAAGCCCTTTGCCTCTGGTCCGGCCCGTCCTCCAGGCTGCCATCAGGCCAGAGGACAACGGCTTCTTGACGCGGAGCGGCATGGACAGCGCGCACGAGATGATCCTGGCCGCGCTCCACGACGCGCCGCCCCGCGGCACCGTCCTGGACCTTGGCGCTGGCGACGGCCGCCTCATGCGCCGCATCGCCGCCACGTTCGCGGTCCCGGTGCAAGGCGTGGAGTCGGTGCCGCTCAAGGCGTCGAAGGACCCGCTCGTCATCTGCGACGACCTGCGCCACATGATGACCGTCGAGGGCCGGCAGCACGTCGACACGATCGTCGTCTCGGTACGGCGCTACGAAGAGGTCCCAGGACTGGAGGCGTGGTGCCGCGCGCACGCGCGACAGGTGCTGACCTACTCCTACGATTACCCGATGTTTACGAGCATGGAGGCGGCGTGCCTTACGTCAAGATAGAAACGGCGTCGACGCTGCGGTTCCCCGATGGTTCCCGGGTGACGTCGCCGCAGGCGTACCTCGGGTGGCACACGTGGCACCTCGCGGACCGCGAGGTGGCGCAGGCGTGGGCAAACGAGCAGCCCGTCCAGGCGCGCATCGAGCACGGCCGCTGGGTGACCAACTGCGCGTCGTGCGGCACGGGGATGTTCACGCACCCCGTCTGGCAGCTGGCCTGCTGCGGCGAGTGCGGCGCGGTGCACGCGACCATCGTCGTTCCGCCGAACTGGCAGGCGATCGAGGCGGAGCTGCTCAAGCGCCCGGTCCGCGTGAACCAGAACTGGCTGCCGAACGAAACCCTCGAGACGTTGACGCGCGAGTCGCGCGCGCATGGAGTCCGCTGATGGCATGGACGACGCCCAGAACATGGGTCCCCGGCGAGCTGGTCACGGCCAGCATGATGAACATCCACGTCCGCGACAACCTGAACTTCTTGCTCACGACGTTCGGCGTGTGGACGCCGGTCTCGTTCAACGCCGGGGACTACACGGCGACGGGCGGCGGCTGGACGGTGACGGGCGGCATGGTGCTCCAGAACCGCTATTCCGTCATGAATAAGACCCTCTTCTGGAACGTGATGGTGCAAAATTCGACCGTCACGTCGACGCCGACGCAGCTGCTGATCGCCGTTCCAGGTGGAGTACTCTTTTATACGACGATCAACTATAACCGCGTCGCGCGGTTAGTTGACAATGCTGTCGTCTCTGAAGGGACCGTCACGCCGGCCAGCGCTGGACAGGTCGCCATCGCGCGGAGTTCTGGCAGCGCCACGTTCGCGGCGTCGACGACGGCGACCACCGTCCAATTCTCTGCGTGGTTCGAACTTACATAAGGGCCTTATGAAACGCCTCCTGTATCTGCTGCTCCTCACGTCGGCCTGCGCCACCATCCCGCCCAAGCCCGTGCCACCTGGGCCTCCGGTGCCGCTGCACCTCGGGGTCGTCGGCGCGTATCACGGTCCGCTCGATGACGCCACCCTGAAGACGATGGCGGGGTCCTCGGACCTGACGCTGCGCGCGGCGGTGACGAGTGTCGAGCAGGCGCGGGCGATTGCGGCGTCCGTCCAGGCGTACCCGACGCTCCATATCCTCTGGCTGGTCGAGACGGCGAACGGGCCGCTGCTGGAGGCGTTGCTGCCGGTCCTGACGGCTCCGGCGCCGAATCCGACGGCGGGCATCGAGCTGGGGAACGAACTGGATCTGGCGGGGTTGACGTCGGCGCAATTCGGGGCGTGGATTCGGGCGGCGCATTCCTCCCTCCGGGCGAACGGGTACACCGGCCGGATCATCTCGGGCGGCATCTTTACCACCCAGCCGGAACAACTGCGGTGGCTGACGCAGGCGGGGGTCCCGACGTGGCCGACGGACATCGTCGTCGGGCTGCACCGGTACGGCGGACCGGACGATCCGGTGTCCGGCTATCGGACGCGTGACGACGAGACGAACGCGATCCTGGCGGCGGCGGCGGGGCATGCGATCGCGTTTACGGAGTTCGGGTACCCGACGTTCACCCCGGCGGATGAGGCGTGGGCGGCGAACGCAGTGCTCACCGATCTGAACTGGTTCCGGAAGGCGCGGGCGGAACTGGCGACGGAGTACCAGTATACGGACGGCCCCGGCACCGGGAACCTGGATCACTTCGGCGTGCGCGCGTTCGACGGGCGGTGGAAGCCGGTGTCCGTGTCCATTGGGATTCCGATGGCGACGGGGCCTCCGGCGTCCGCCACGGTCGCGGCCGACCTCGTCGCCTGCAAGACACCCTTCCTGGATAACTATTGCGACGGTCCGGCGGGCGCGGTGTTCGCGGTCGAGACGGCGCCCAACGTCTGGCGGACGTATCACGGGGACGGCAACGGCTACGCGTGGGCGGCGGACCTGCCCAACGTCCCTGACAGCCGCATCACCATCTCGGCGCCCGGCTACTTCACGCTCGGGCCGCTCCACCTCGACATCAACCATCAGCCGCCCATCCCGACGGACCTCGTCGCGGTCAACGCGGCGGGCGTGCACAACGCGTGGCCACTGCAAGCCACGCCGCCGCCGTTCCCGGCACCACCCACGCGACAGTCCGTCCTCAACGTCCACATCACCGGGCAGGGCCTGACCGTCGACACGCAGCAGTACGGGACGCTGCCGTGGTGGGAAGCGGCGCTGACCTACCTGACGCCCACCGACCGCAACGCGGTCTATGCGGCGAAGCACGCGTCGACGGCGTGGCCGGGCGGCGACACGCACGCCATCATCGCGGTCCCGAGCGGGCGGGCGCTCTACGACGAGCCGAACCAGCCGTACAGTGCTGATCGCTTCCCGCCGCTGGACTGGACGCACGGCGGCACGGCGATGGTGCCCGAGTTCGATCAGTTGGTCATCGAGGTGATCCAGCACGGCTTCACGCCGATGATCTTCCTCGACGAGACGATGGACACGTCCTACAAGACGCTGCCCGTCGTCTTGGACGCGCTGCAGCACTCGACGCTCGGCGACCTGACGCCCTACGTACTGGTCCTGCCAGGGTGGGACGGCGTGTTCTATGGCTGGGAGCCGTCGCACGAGGTGATTCCCAAGTGGGCGGCGAACGCCCGCGCCCTCTGTCCGCGGTGCTACCTCGGCATCGAGCACAACGTCGGCCACATCCCGCTCGGCGAAGGCCCGTCGGACTGGACATCGACTGGGCTGATGAAGGACTTCGACGTCCTCTTCAGCGAGTTCTGGGACGGCATCTTCGACGACACCGTCTACCAGGTCGCCGGCCGCACCATCCGGCCCTACAACCGTCCGGCGGATCAGGTGGGCGACCCCAACCCGCCGATGTACATGCAGGGCAACGTGCGCGACCCGAACGCGCAGCCCGCGTGCTTCTTCGAGTTCGGCATGTACGGCTGGGTGCGGTCGACGTCATCGGCGGCGTCGATTATCGCGTGGCGGCAGCGCTTCAAGGACATCGGCTATACGTGTGGAGGATGAGACGATGATCGAGAAGCTGGTCAAGGTCTGGCCGTTGGTCGTTGCCGTCGTCAGCCTACTGGCGTGGGCGGGACATGCGCTGCTGACGTGGCAGGAACACCTCATCACCGAGCAACGGCGGTGCGAGCGGATCGCACTGCTGGAACGGATCTTCGTCAGCGAGCATCCGCAGTACAGTCAAACGTTCTTCTATCCAGGAGCGACACAATGCTGACGCACGACAGGCGCGGGATGGGCTGGTGGCGACTGTGGCTCGACTCGCTGGACAGCAACGGCGGCCACCTCTTCCTGCTCGCGACGATCATCATCGTCGGAATGGTGCTGCTGAAGTTCCAGTGGTCGGCCCAGAAGGCGGGCGAGCTGGTGACGGGCGCGTTCGGCGCGATGCTGGCGATGCTGAAGACGGTCAGCAGCAACAGGGAGCAGCAGGGGACGTCGTCGACGCTGACCGCCGAGGTCAAGACGCTCGGCGCGGTCGAGGACAAAGGAGGAGAAGGTGACACCAAATGATTGGATCGTGTTCGCGTGGCTGGTTAGTGTCTTTGTACTGTTATTTGGAGCACTGCACTGGCGCCGGTCTGAACAGGCACCGTGCCAGCGGTGCGGCTACCGCTCGCCAGCCGCGTCGAAGGAAGCGTTGATCAACGCGGAACATCGGAGACAATCAGAAGAGAGGCACACATGAGGAGTCTAGTCGCACTACTGATCGTGGGGCTGAGCATCACGAGCTGCGCCACCGGGGCGCCAAACCTGACGCCGGTCGGACAGCACGCCTACACGGCGGACCAGGTGGCGATGCGGGTGGCGGAGCTGCAGAACGCGGCGATTCAAGCGGAGGCGACCGGAGGCCTGCCCACAGCGACGACGCGCGTCATCGTCCAGTTCGCCGTGACGGCGGCGCCCACGCTGCGGGCCGTGCCCAACGGGTGGCCGCAGACGGTGAGCGCCGCGTGGGCGGCGACGAAGATGCAACTCGGACCGATGACCAACCCGCTCGTCGTCGCGGCGATGAGCGCGCTTGACGTCGTCATAGCGGGGATACAGCCATGAACGCCGCACTCTTGCTCGCGCTCCTCACGCAGGTCGGCCTTCCCGAGCTGGAAGCATGGCTGCGGTCGCTCCGCAGCAACGGGCAGACGACGCTGACCGACGCCGACGTACTGGCCAAGCTGGCCACCGACACGAAGTTCATCGAGGACATCGGGAACGCGTGGCTGGCAGCGCACCCGGCCAAGCCGTAATCGTCTGCTGGTGGGCGCGGTGCCCTGGCTTCACTGGCATCGCGCCTGCTCCTCCGCCCCTTGGCTGCGACTGCGGGCGAGCGCCAACCTCCACGCCGCCACCCGCTCCTCAAAGAACGCCGTAGACGGGACGTGAAAATCGTCGGGCTCAGCGAGCACGCGCTCGTCGCGGATGATCTGCTCGATGATAAGCTCTCTAGAATGAGTCACTTAGGAGTAATCCTCGTGTAACTGACCTAGGAACGGCCGGAAGTCTGGCTATAGGGAAGCTAGGCAGCGAAGCCGTACGGCCTGCCTCGGGCCGTTCACCTATATCCTTAGAGAACCAAGGCGTCATTCAGTTGGCTCACTGGGCGGGACTGGGAGCAGGGCCGCGAGATCGGCCCACGCGACATACTCGATCTTCCACGTCAGGCCATCGTTTCGTGTAATCGTGTGGGCATTGCGCGGCAGGGCGCGGATCTGCGCGGGGAGATCAGGGGCGGGCGGGTGCGCGTGCAGGAGCGCGGCCACCTCGTCAGCGCATTCTTCTAAGCCCCACCCGCGTCCAATGCGATACGAATCCCCGTGGTCGCGGTCTTTCGCAGACTGTTCACGCCACTGAGCTACCAACTGTTCCAGTCCTACCCGGAGTCCGTCCGCGTCGTTAGTAGGCACTGAAGCACTCATGGGCGTCGTAGCCTTTCCGTGTGAAGTAGGCTTGCTCGCAGATGGGGCACAGCAACATCCGCCTGATTCGTAACCGATGCGAGTGGTCGTGCCACGCGCAGACGGGATCGTCGGCATCCTGATGCGTCTCCGCCTCCGGGCACCATCGGCGCAATTGCGACATGGCTGGCCGGAGTCCGTCCGCGCTCATGGCTTCACCGGAGGATCGAAATCGAATCCCTTTTCATTAGCCGCGAGACGAAGTTCTTCTTCGGTCTTGCCTTCGGAGCACGGCTTGCAGTGCGCGTATATCCAGAAGCAATCGTCGCAGCCTTCCTTATCGCAGCCGGGGCAGTTCCAGACGTTCTCGCGGAACCGTTGCCCTCGCTTACACGATTCGCAAATCCATGCTCGATAGGTCACGATTGCACCGGAGGATCAGGGAGAGGCATCCAGTGCGAGCGCCAGTGACAGGGGTTGCCGCCGTTTAAGGTATAGAACCCGAACTTGTCCCGTTTCGCATCACTGACGCGCATGATCTTGCCACCATCGATCAGCGCGACAAGCACCGGCACGTTGTATGCTGGCCGATCTGAATCAATCGGCTGCCAGCGGGGCGTCAGCTGGTCCTCTTCGGTGTCCGCGATGGGCCGTGGTTGAGCACGCTGCGGAGTCACAGTTGGATGCACTGCGAGGATCTGTCTCGGCTGCATCTGCACGCGCCTGTCATCGTCCGGTCGGTCCCCCTCGGTGTCCGCCCGTGCCGCCGTAGCTTTCGCCAGCAGGCTCATTACTGCATTTATATCCGCTCGATTTCTGGCGATACACTCAGCGGGCGTCTCACCGTCCTTTAGGAATGGTTCACAGTCCGCGACCAGTTGCGCGGCGCATGCCTGTCGGTCCCACTCGGTGTCCGCCCGTTCGTTGATGAATCGGATCAACCCTTCACGGTCAAACATGATCAGTTTGTCATCGTGGAAGTAGCGCCCGAGCGCCTGAATTAACCGATGCGCCCAATCCGCGATCCGCTCAAAATCGGCTCGCCCGTCTTGAATGAGACGCCCAATGGCGAGAAAGTCGTTCTGTAGCGTCAGCGCCAAGCCGTCCTGCGGTTCCTGGTGTCGGTCCCCCTCGGTGTCCGCCCGTGACGTTGCGGCCAATTCTCGAATCAGTGCCCGAACCTCTGGGTTTTCGAACTCCCAACGAGCGAGGCACGTGCGGCACTTCCGCCACACATGATCGCCGTCCGTCATCACCGTGCATTCCTCGCTGACGGCTTCGAGGAGTTTCAATGCTTTCAATCGACGCTCCATGTTCATCACGCCCTCGTCGGCCAACTGAATGTGCGCGGGCCTTCTCCTACGCAGGCCGATGTCACCCAGAACACATCATTGCCATCGAGATACGCCTGCCCGTTGACGGCGCTCGACTCGTGATCGCCCCAACATTTCGTGATAAGCATCGGGAAGGTATCGCCCTCAGCGACGACGTTGCCGATGTGGGCCTGCGCGCCTTCCGGCCAACCGTAGACGACCGCAGGATCGGCTGTAGCCTCTGCACTCTTGGCGAACGTCTTCATGCGCGTGGCAATACTGACTCCGCTCGTGCGGCGGCGGTTGATCTGCGAAGCGTCTTCTGCGCTCAGTCGGTAGTGAACGATGCGTCCAATGGTCGGAATCATGGTCTCTCCTTGTTGACGATTTACGGTTAGTCGGTCCCCCCTCGGTGTCCAGCACGGCCGCACACGACGCCGAAACAAACGCCAGCATCACAACGACTAACTGATCGCAGCGTTGCCGCTCGTCATCGCGCATCGGCCGGTAATGGCCTGTCAGATATTCCTCAGCAAACATCCGTGCCAGTTTTTCTACCTCGGCTGGCTCTCGGAGTCGTCGTGTGCGGCGGTCCTCGGTGGTCATGGTGCCTCCCGATGAACGGGACAATCAGCTGGTCCAGAGTTATCGCCCTCGCAGGTGCAGCGCGCCTCAGGCGCGAGCACGACCGGCGTGATCTCCTTCCAGCAGTCCTCGCAGAACGGCCCGACGTTCGGCGTGAGCCAGCGCCAGGCGCTGACCACGAAGCCAGGCAGCTCGCTGTAGCAGTTGCTGCAACGACGCGTCATCAGCTGCGCGATCTGGGTGCGTGGGTCAAGGGGTTCGGTCATGTCGTCTCCCCTAGCAGTCGTTCACTTGCAGCTGGTCGGCCTGCGTCTGGTCGACCCAGTACTGAAAGTCTTTGTGCCAGTGCTCGGCGATGGGCCCTTGCCCGAAGCCGCTGAGGATCTCCACTCCGCAGCCCTCGCACTTCCACTTGTCGCCGACCCAGACCTTGTAGGGCGTCCACCGCTCGGGTTCGGCGGTGCCCGGCAGTGCCTTGTTCTCCTTCGGCATGGCTTCGATGAAGTAGAAGCCAGTCTTCACGCAGCGGAAGAAGCGTTGACAGGGTATGCAGACAGGCTTCATTTCCTACACTCCACTCTAAAAACCCCGGAGGCCATTGCAATCTTCGTCTAAGTGTCTGCGTCTCCCTGTCGTAGCGAACAAGGCGGCTCCTAGAGAAGTTACCAACGACATTCAGCAGAGAGATTGGTTCGGCCTATGGGACCGTCTCTACTCTCCGGGGGTTGATTACATCTCCGCCTTGGCCTCCAGCGTCGCCGGGTCGAAGCTCACGTCGCCGGCCTCCTCCTCCGGGTGCAGCGTGTCGGCGTCGATCGCCACGGCCTTGTCCTTCCACGACTCCCACATCTCGGCGGCGAGCTGCTCGACGCGGCTGTCGGCGACGAGCCAACCGGCGTTCTTCACCTTGTAGATCGCCCAGCTCTTGTTGCCGTCGACGTCCGATCCCGTGGCGACCGAGTAGACGCCCTTGTAGAGCGCCTTCTTGCCCCGCTGCTGAATGTAGAGGTTCAGCTGCTTGGCGACCTTCAGCGCCGACGACTTCATCGACAGCCCCATGACGTTCTGCAGCGGGTCGGTGAAGTCGAGGCCGTTCAGCAGTAGCACGATGAAGTCGTAGAACTTCGTCGCCACCGGCTTCGCCGCGCGGCCGTTCTCGTCCGGCTCGCCGAACTGCGTCCGCGGGTCGTTGGCGGGCACGTTCGGGTCCTTGACGCCGCCGCCCTGGTCAAGCGGGATGAACTCGACGTAGCGCGGCTTGTCGGCGCGCAGGATCGTGAAGAGCAGCGGCCCCTTGCCGTAGACCTTGCGCGTCAGGCTGTGGAAGAGGTCGGTGAACTGCAGCCCCTCGATGTAGCGCGGGCTGGTCGGGTCGATCTCGGGCGACGTCTTCTGCGCCAGCGCGAGGCGCGGGATGAGGATGTCCTCTCGGCCGATGTGCTCTGAGCCGAGCAGGCCGGCGTCGGCGCCTTCGGGGCGCGTCGCGGTGATGAGCGCCGAGAGGTCGGTCGGGAGGGTCGCGAGGGCGTCGTCTTTCTTCGTCATGCCAGCTCCTTCTTTACCTTGTGCGATGGTGGTGAGAGTGATTCGTCGATCGCGTCGATCGCGCCTTGGTGATACCACTTCAAGACGAACAGCGTCAGGACCTTGACGACGTACTCCTGCTCGGAGACTTGCCGACCGAGGATATCTGACAGGACCCCGGCGACTTCTTTGGTGACGGCGTCGATAGGACTGATCATGCCTGCGCCCCCAATCGGATGCGCGTGACGGCCGACGTCTCGACGCCCGGCGGGACGTCCTCACCGGCCAGCAGCCGCTGCTTGACGAGGTCGACCATCGTCGACGGCCAGAGCTGGAGCTTCGGCGCGAGATCGGGGTCGGCCAGGCACCACTCCCTGAACGCCGCCCTGTCGACGACCTTCGCGCTCGGCTCGAGGTAGACGGACACAGGGCGCCCGTCGACGCGGATGTTGTCGACGCCCTCGTCCTCGAACTGCTTCGTCATCAGCTGGCTGACGGCCGTCAGCTCGACCTGCAGGTCGTAGAGCGTCGCCGCGATGGCGTCCTTCTGCTTGCGGATGCGCATGTACTCGCGCGCCAAGGCGCTCGCCGTCCGCTCGACGGCGACCTTCGCCTTCGCCGCGTTGACCTTCTCTTGGTAGTCGGGCTCCTCGCCCAAGTCGCGCGGCAGGGTCAGGCCGGCGTACTTGCCCTTGACGATCGTCTGCGTCTCCATCTCACACTCCATGTGCCTTGCGCACTTCGTTGACCAACCATTGCATGTCGAAGCCCGAGCAGAACGCCTCGGGTTCGATGTTCCGGCCGCTGCCGTTCTGCCCGATGACGCTCTGCGGCTGGACGATGAGCGTCCGCTTGACGTCCTTCCACTGGTGCCAGATGACGTAGCGGCAGTGGCTGACGGCGCCCAGCCGCGCGCACATCAATTCCTGGATGCCGGGGCTCTCGAACCGCGGCGTGGCGTGCTTGAACTCCCACCGCGTGCTGATGCCGTTGTAGACGACCTCGCGGTCCGGCGCGCCGTTCGTCGCGTACTGCAGGACCACGGCGCCCGGCAGCTGGCGCTTCAGCTCCTTCGTGAACTGCTGCTTCAGCTGGGCTTCGATCTTCATACGCCCAGCATCCGACAGACGAACCGCGCCAGCCGCGACGTGTGCCTGTAGACCACGCGCCTGACGATGCGCTGCGGCACGCGACCGCGCTCGACGGCGTGGAGGTCGCCGAGCAGGCGGGCGGCGCGGTAGAGGGTGGACCTCATGGCCATTCCCCATCCGCGATCATCCGCGTGCGGTGCTCGTTGACGATCTTGACGGCGTGCTCTTTGTCGGTCGCCCAGACGGTGGCCGTGAGCAGGTCTGGGCCCTTCCCGGCACGCGCGGTCGAACGTGGCCAGATGCGCGGTTCTTCCAACGCGCACTCCAACTCATACCAATCGATATTGACGGCGACAGCCTTCTCGGTCGTGCCGTCGCGCAGCATCCAGACGTCGAAGAGGGAACGGCCAGCGTTGAGGTCTGCGATGGCCGGGTCGAGCGGCCACTCGGCCACTGTCGCTTGATAGATGTTGCTGTCTTCATCTTTGTTGATCAACGCGGCGATGCGCTCGGCGTGCTCCTTGGTGGAGAAGACGCCGACGACGCGGTAGTCGGAGTATTCGCCGCGCTCAATGATCCAGATGCTCATCGCCACACCCGGTGCTTCTCGTGCACGGACTCAAGGCCATCGTACTCGTCGATGTCCCACTCGACGTCGTCCGGGACCTCGATGACCGCAAGCTCGGCGTACCTACCGTTTGCCTTGTCACCCAGCTCTTCGACGGCCTGCACGACGGCCGGGTGGCTCCGATATCCATTCTCGCGGGCCTCGCTCCAGTCATACGCAGGGCCGCCCAACTCCGCGATCCTGTTCAGCGCCTGCTCGCTGAGGCCAAATCCGCCGAAGCAGCCGTTGATGACGACTTTCATAACCCCTCCAGTGCCTTGTAGTATTCGTCGCAGCAGTGGTCCGAGCAGAACGCATACTTCCCGTTGCCGGCCCAGATGGGCTGCGGCGCCGGTTCGCCGCAAGTGGCGCAGTCGACGCTGACGGCGTTGTGCCGGCGCCAGGCTTCGGCGATGACGCTGCGGGCGTACGACTGGTCGCGTCGGTCGCGGTTCGCCTTGCTGCCGGAGAACAGTTTGCGGTTCATGACACCCTCACTGCACGCTTCTGAACCTCGTGGTACTGGATGACGTTCATCCCGGAGTAGCACCCGGCCCCGATGCCGGCCAATTCCCACTTCTCGCCGGTCCAGGTCATCCACTGCTTGCCGAAAGACTCGGCGAGCGTACCGTCTTCACGGGTCCAGCGGACCCAATCGATGTGGTGTGTTTGGTTGGCGATGTAGTAGGTGGGAGCGTCGGCGAGGGGAACCCAAACTTCAACGCGAGGGAAGCCGCCAGAGAACCGAACCGCCGTAACGTTGATGGCCATTTGCTTAGCCTCTTTCCGCCTCGCCGGTCGGGCCTGATTGCCTCGACTGGGAAAGCGTGAGTACATACTAGCGCGGGTTTTTAAGAAAGTAAAGCTTTATTTCGTCCCGCTAACCTTATGAAAAACAAAGCACTTAGCGGCCGTCGTCACTCCTCCGTCAGGACCTTCACCCACCCCGCCGTCGTCAGGTCGTTCAGCTGCATTTTTCCTAATCTCGCCAACATTATGTATCTGTCAATCGTAGCCTGCCCTTTTGGGCCGACCGCCGTGAGGTAGAAGAAGCTCACGGGCCCCGTCTGCCCGGTGCGGTTCACCCTGGCGTCGCCCTGCTTCTTTTTCCACGGAGAGAAGTCGTAGCTGACGTCGAGCACCGTGCGGCAGGCGGTGAAGTTCAAGCCCATCGCCCCCGTGCCCTGCGTCGCGGCGACGGTGGCCGGACCGACTGGCGCCGTCTTCGGGTGGAGCAGCCGGAGCGCCACCTCGCGCTCCTGCTTCTTCGTCTGCTCGTCGTCGAACGCCTTCGCGCCGCACGCCGCGCCGACAGGATGCCGGAACGTCCGGCTGACCTCGTTCACGTAGCGGCGCAGCTCCGGTACGAAGCGGCACCACGTGAGCAGCTTCAGGTTGGGGTTCCGCTTCAGCCACTCGGCCTGCAGCGCGAGCGCGAAGTCGAGCTTCTCGCGGCCGATCTCGACGACATTACTCGTGCCATCCGTCCATGAGTTTCTTGCAGTAACGACAACGTTCCCACCAGAAACCGAGGCCCCCATAGGTACCACGCAATTCTGATTGATAATGGTGCCACCCGAGTTGGCAGAAAATAGCGTGGAGTCTTCGCATGCCTCGTCTCCAATGTTCGCGTCCTCGATCCCGCCGAGGAAGCCGCTCGTGATCTGCGCCAGCCGGATGACCTTCACGCCGGTTTGGCTCGCCGTGGCGACGCCAGACTTCAGCCAGACGACCATCTCGTCGCGCATCTCCTTGTAGACCTTCCACGTCGCCGGCGTCAGCGGCACGTCGAAGCCCACCGGCGGCAGGGCGAAGTCGACGCCGAAGTCTTTCGCCTCGCGGCGCAGCACGTACGGCGCGAAGCGCTGCTGCAGGTCCGCGATGCCGTCCGGCCGCCAGCCGACGATCGTCGTGGCGAAGCGCTGCTTCGGCGTCGGGTTGTAGAGGCTCACCGGCTGCTGCAGGGCGTAGCGCCCCTTGAAGTGCGTCTGCGTCTTGCACGCGAGGATGGACGGGTGGAGCAGGTTGCCTTGCGCGAACAGGTCCATCGGACTCTCGGCCACCGGCGTCCCGTTCATCTCCAGCACGCGCCCGCAGCGCGGGACGCCTGGCACCGGGCGGCCGTTCTTGTTCTGCTGCCACCGCAGCAGCATGCAGGCCTCGGTCTGGGCCGAGCCCGCGGTCCGCACGGCCGACGACTCGTCGAGCACGAGCATCGTCCTCGGGCCGCAGTATGGCAGCAGCGTCGCGAGGTTCTTCTTGCTGCGGATGAATTCGTAGTTCGAGATGACCCAGCGCAGCTCCTTGGCCTCCTTCCGGCCATGACGCCAGTGCTGGAGCTTCGCGTGGTACTCGGTGACGAGGTTCTGCTTGTCCTCGAACACCTGCTCGTGCAGCTGCCCGAGGTCGGTGTCGTACCAGACCTTCGTGCGGATCGAGGCCGGCGTGATGACGATGACGCGGTCGATGACGTCGGCGTCGTGGAGGAACTGGGCCGCGATGATGGCCTGGGCGGTCTTCATCCCGCCCATGTCGTCACAGAGGAAGAAGTACGGATTGGCGACGATGGCGCGCACGCCGACCTTCACGTGCTCCGGCGGCGGACTCCAGAAGCCACCAGCCTCCGACTCGTCGGGTACCCAGACCTTGCGGCAACGAGAGAAGTCAAGGTCGGTCATTCTTCAATCTCGTTCACCAAGCTGCCTTTGGCCCTGTCGTCCGTCACCTCGTAGATCGCCACGTGCGTGCCGACCTCCCAGACTCGCTTGCAATCAGGGCAACGGAAGAAGTAGAAGAAATCACCGTCGAAGTGGCCTCCTCCGCCGCAGGCGCAGTGCACCTCGCAGCAAACGTCCGTGCCCTTCCACTGGATCCAGATGTGCGGCTTGCCCTTGAACATCGGCGACTCGACGTCGAGGTGAGACGGCGGGTGCTTGAACGAGTCGGTCATACGTAACGTCCTTTGCCCTTCACCTTCAACTCTGCCCTCCGCCTCGCGCACCGCGCGCACCGCGACCGCGTCGCCGCCCTAGAGCAGCAGCTGCACAGGCCCAGCGCCCGGTGCCGGTCGCGGTAGGTTTGGCTTTTAGACATTCATCGCCTTTTCCTCATGATACCCTTCCATCAGCGCCTCCAGGACCTCGGTCGGTGTCAGCTTTTCGTAGGCAAAGATGACGGCCCGGGTGACCGGGTGCAGCGGGTACAGGTTGTAGCGGTGCTTGACGTATGGCAGTCGTTCTGGGTTTAGTCGTTTATCCATTTCAGCAAGATCGTAGTGCCGCTGACCATCTTGCAGCACGACGCGTCGTCCGTCCACCGGCCCGCCGACGCAGAGGACGTTCATATAGAGCCCTCCGTCGCCGCCTTCAGACGGCGCTCGAACTCTTCTTTCGACACCGATACGCCGTTGATGGTGCATCGGCGGATCCCCTGAATGTATTGCGGCGTGTCATCTGCCGTATAACCAGGCTTGACCCTCTCACCGCATAACTTGCATTCGAGGTGTGTCAGCTCGATGCGTTCCCCGTCCTCGAAGTATTCCCAGCCGTCGTGCATGGTCCTAAGCGTAATGACCGAGTAGCTGCCGCCCGCCTTATACGACGTCGCGTTGGCATAGGAATTACTACCGGTCACGATCCACCAGCGGTGCTCGTGTCCCTGAGCGTCTACGTAGTGCCATCCAACATCGGGACGGTGGAGGCTCGTCACCTCGATAAGCTCCGACTGCACCTCATAGATGTCGTCACCGAGCTTATACGTAGACATCCTCGGCCCTCGGCCCTTTCTGCCCTTCGGCGTCCTCGAAGGTCACTTCTTGGCCTTCGCCTAAGTCTTCAAACTCAGCATTCTTGACGGCGCTCTTGTGGAAGAAATAGTCGACGTTGTCGTCGCCGCGAATGAACCCGCACTTCTTGTCCTTGATGAGCTTCTTGATCGTTCCGGTCATGGTTTTGCCCTTTCGCGCAGCACGCGCCGTTGTCCCGCCGAGTACTTCTCTTCCGAGGGTTTGTGGTCCCTGTACTTGTTCTGACGTGGCCTGGCGCCGTTCGTCTTGCCGCCCTTCGACGGGATGACGCACGGGATTTGTGAGATGCCGCCGGACCCTTGCTGGGTGCTCATCGTGTTCCTCCTTCAGCCAATACTTGCGATAGTCTGCCGCCGAGACGAGGCACTTGGTCATTTCGCCTTCCATGCCACGCAGCCAAAATCAGTGGACACCCAAAGCTGAAGATGATCGCAGGCTCCGCGATCGTCATGTGCTTCCGCCCTCCTGAGATACTGGCACGTCTCGCAGCGCGGCACCTCCATGTAGGCGGTGTCGGGCTTCATCGGGCAGTGCTTGGCGATGATTTCGATATATGCCTTTGGCACAACTGGGACACTTGGATACCGGAGCTGATTGCCGCCTTGGATGACACTATCCTGCACGAGCTTGTTGATCTCTAATGCCGCGTCTTGAATCCAGTCGCTGACGAGCATCTTATCCTCCCGCCAACAACCGCAGCGAGGCGGCGATCACCTGAATGTAATACCCGACCACCGTCAGCTGGACGAGAATGCCGAGGAGCAGAAGATTGAGTAGAAAGCTGCTGAGTTTCATGGCTGTGCCTCTTTCACGAGCACCCGCGCCGCCGCCACGACGGCCTGGATCAGCTCGACCTGCCAGATCCAGCTGTCGCGCTCGACGTCCAGCTCCGCGACGGCACGGCGGAGCGTCTCGAACGCCTCGCCGTTGACCCTCACCGCGTTGAGGTCGTCCTTGATTTCCTTCCAGTGCGGATCGAGGTCCGCTTTGACGTCGTTCCAGTTCATCGCATCCTCTCCGTGTACTCGTTGACGCCGACCTGAAGCATGCACGCGAGCACCGTGAACGCGATGGCCCAGTACCCGTGCGCCTCGACGATCCAGACGGCGACGCACAGCACGGCCAGGGCGAAGAGGGAACCGAGGACCTTGATCATTCGCGGAAATCACCCTGTCCTAGTATGGTGTCTTGCAGTAGCTGGGGGATATGCTGAAAGACACTCTCAGGACGCTCCCAGTGCTGCTCGGCCCACAACACGATCTCGATGAACCACGCACGGAACCATGCCATGTGTTCAAGTTCCGCTAGAGCGAAGTAGTCCATGAGATGAAACAACTCTCCATGAGAGTTACTGTTGAAGATCCGCTCACCGTAGTCCTCGATGTTCAGCTTCTTGAGCGCCTCTCCAAATGTCATGACCCACTTCCGTTGAAGCTCTTCATCGTCCCTCCGGAAACACGCCGAGCTTGGCCTCTGCCGCCAGCTTCTTGGTGCCGTCAGAAAACCCCTCGCGCAGGATGAAGTCCCAGTACCCGGCGTCGACGTCCTTCATCGCCTTGCCCTTCCACTTGCCGAAGTTGACCGTCGGGACGCCGTCGACCATCCTGAACTTCCCCTCGGCGTCGATGAGGCCGGGCCACTGCAGCTTGTGCAGGGCGTCGAGGTCGCGCGGCAGCTGCTCGTGGGCCTCCAGCTGCTTCATGATGACGGTCGCCGCCGCGCGCACGTCGGAGAGGGCGCCGTGAGCGCCCTCGTGCTTCGCGCCGGCGTACTTCTCGTGCAGGTGGCTCAGCGAGCGCGGCACGGCCAGGCGCTCCAGCGCGCCGCTGTCGAGGATGCGGGCGGTGGCGTAGGACCAGGGCTGCTTGGCTCGGGCCATCTCGGCGGCCAGGATCTGCAGGTCGAAGCGAACGTTCTGCCCGGCGAAGTCGCAGCCGGCGAAGCCCTTCGCGAGGTTGGCGGCGAGCTGAGGGAAGGTCGGGACACGACGCGGCGCCTCACATGTACATCGGTCCGCTAAGTCCTCATACTCGACTACTAATTTACATGATTGACAACGGCGCATATCAAAGTCCGTAATCCCGTGGACCTGCGTCGAGCTCGCCGGAATCGGCACGCCGGGGTTGACGAGCGAGCGCCACTCCTTCACCATTCCTTCCGACGTCCATTCCTCAAAGGCTATCTCCACGATGCGGTCCTGCTGCGGATCGGTGCCGGTCGTCTCGGTGTCGAGGACGAAGAGGGGACGCGTGAGGTGGAGCAGCTGGTGGATCACCACACTTCCCCTTCCTCGCGCAGCATGAGGCGGTGCTGGTACCACCGGATCAGCAGCGGGATGCCGACCGTCGATCGGCGGTTCGGCCGTCCACTGTAAAGGAGACGCGACCCCCGCCGCACGTCGGGCGCCACGACGCCGCGCAGGTCGGGCGGGTCGGGCTGGTGCATCAGCTTCGTGAAGCGGCCCAGCAGCTGCTG